GGTCCACTTTTAGAAGCATAATTGTTTTTAGGTTCCTTACCCTCAAGTTCAGGGAACATTTCTTTTAGGATAGGGTAGTATTTATTGCTTTTTAATATTCCATCTTTGTTCCATCTGTAAACTTGTTTGGAGTTTGTACCTAATTTTCTGGTGACCTCGCTTACAGTCATATTATGCTTTTTGATTATTTCAATTAGTGTCATATATGTGCACCTCTTATTCCTCAAGTATTTTCAGTTCTTCTCTTGTTGGTAGTGATAAGGAAATTGGTATTTCTTCAGGTGGGGGAGGTACATCTGTATCAGTTAGATACAGCTCTCTTTTTGTACCACCTTTCATATTTGCATTAGCTGGTTCTTTACCTTTGATTTCAGGGAACATTTCTTTTAGGATAGGGTAGTGTCTGTTGTTTGTTAATATTCCTTCTCTGTTCCATCTGTTAATCTGAGTAGGAGATACAGCTAATTCTTTAGCAAGTTCGTTCACGGTGTAACCGTGGTGTTTTATTATTTCAATTAATGTCATATATGTGCACCTCTTATTCCTCAAGTATTTTCAGTTCTTCTCTTGTTGGTAATGGTGTAGGTAGATATAACCCTATCTGTCTATAAGATTCCCGTCCTTCTAATTCGGGGAACATTTCTTTTAAGGTAGGGTAGTATTTGTTGCTCTTTACTATTCCTTCTCTGTTCCAGTAATAGATTGTCCTTGTATTGATTCCTAATTTCTGGGCAATTTCTTTTACAGTGCAGCCGTGTTCTTTTATAATTCCTACTATTGTCATTACATAAACACCTTTCTTATCTTGGTCTGAGTCTGTTCTGAATGTATCTTGTATTATCTAATATATAGGCTGTTGCGTCAAGTTTTTCTGTTAATTTCCCATTTATGGATAATAAAACGCACTGTTTTTCGTTTTCTAGGTACCAAGCACAGTCTTTTTTACATTTCCTTGGGTCATATGATGCTCCGTTTTTAGGAGCGTCAAATCCTATTAGCATAATAGGGCAAAAGGGCATATAGCTCATTTTTTCCTCCTATATCGTTTTCTTGTTTTGTCAACTACATCTTGTTTGTGTTCTGCATAAACACCATTGTGGTCCTTATGTCTTTCCTGTCGTATTGTGTCGTATACCTGTTTATTATGTTGCATTATCTCACAGGTATCCTGACAGGCAGGGTGTCTTTTGGTGCAGGTCTTACAGTCTGTTTTTAGTCTCATTATTATCTCCAGTTCATTGGAATTTCTGTGAATATACAGCCCTTTTTCCGTTTTAATGGGCATGCTTCACATTGAGTAGTCTGACTGAGAAATTCATCACAAGTAGTTATTATTAACGACACTGCTGCACTTAGTTCTGGGAGAGTGGTGTGTTGGATTCTCAACCAGTTTTTTGCTTCGATAATATCTAATTCAGTTCGATAGTCAAGAGTATAGAAGTCATCTTTGGCATCTATGCTTATTTTATTTCTATCTTCATTTATGGTGATACCCCGTATGTTATTTGTATTAAATTTATGTCCGCATACTGTTATGTTCATGTTGTTTTCCTCCTACAAAACTTAAAAAATGCACAAAACATAAAAAACAAAACTGTTTATGTTTTACCAGTCGGAAGATTCACTGAGTATTAATACCTTTGCATAAGGTAAATCTTTTATCCAATCACAGAACTCATGCCATTCATCAAGTTTATGGTTTTTCCGTGAATGATATATGTTTCTCAGTACAGCATAGTTCAGGCTGACAGTACGTTTCTGATTGTAGCTGCTAGGTAATAACTGAATTATCTTCCACCAATCATCTTTATTTCGTGACCTTATATACTGGTCTCTCCAGTAATTAAGCTCATTGATAGTATGGTCCAGAACTTCCATAGGGGTTCGGTTACGTCCAGTGCCTTTGTATAGATGTTCATGGCTGAAGTCTTCCCTGGTTAGTAACTTTGCAGTTATCTTGTGCATAGTGCTGCAACTGTTGGCTACGGTACCTACTTTATAGGTGTCGAACTCCTTCCACCAGTAGAGTGGGGCGATTACGTCCATTGATAACTGTATCTGACGTAAGAATTTTCCGTGGTCTGTACCAGCTGTAGCTAGATTTTCAGCCAATTCCAGGTCTTTATCACCGAGTTCGTATTTATCTTCGTTCCAGCCTGAGTCAGAGAAAACCCAGGAATTCATAGGGTTTCTCATTCCTCTGATTGCAGCTTCCAGGCTGTCTTCATATAATCGTGTATTTTCAATAGCTAACATTATTTTTCTCCTCTCTTGAAACTGTTATAGTAATCTTGAATAAAGTTACAAGTTTTGCAGCTCGTACTTTGGTCACATTTCCATTTTGGGCAATCCGCAATGATTTCACCAGCATGCAGGCATTCTTCGTCCTTACAATCTTTACAGAAACTGTCCTTATTACATATTGTTATTCTCACGGTCATTTGTCTTATTTTTCTCCTTTCAGGTGGCATTTTTTCTCCTGTTTATAAATTTTTTGTTTAAGAAGGTTTCTTGGAGGGGGAGAACAGGGAGTAGATATAGTATATATCTACTCGCAACTGTTTCCTTTACAAATGTGAAGTAGTTCTGGGAGTGTGTTGTGTATGTGCCACCCCCGTGGAGGCTAAGAACTTCCAAGAAGCTTTTGATGTATTTCCAAAACTGAAAATACACAAAGCACAAACCAAAAAGGTTTATTTACCTGTCCTCAACTGAGAGTCCAGGATTATGTTGTTAAATTGTTTATCACTCATATCAAGAGCTTTAGCAATTTTAATGGCATTTTGTAAAGTGCCATATTTTCCTGAGCAGAAAGCATATACAACATTGTCGCTCAGTCCTATTTTTTGAGCAAACTCTTCCATAGTCTTATAGCCTTTTTTAGCCATAAGCATTTCGAGAGCCGCTCGTCTATAGTTCAGTTCCCTCATAATTTTTTACCTTGCCATTTATCCTCCAAGGGATATTTTTTATTTAGTTTTGACTTTAGGTCTTTCAGAACTATGATATTTGAGTCATATTTCCTGATAGTTTCCAGTGATAGCTCTGATGCCTTCAGTAACATCTTGATTATATGTATAACGCTGTTTATTTCTAGCTCTCTTTCGGTCATAGTCTTCTCCTATATTTTGTTTACAAAATATATCGAATCACCGACTCCCTCGTGGAGAAGGGGATTCGACTCGATATTAAAAAACAAAACCCCCGAAGGGGTTTTGTTTATGCGTACTCAGCTGTTCTATCAACCTCGTTGTAACGAGGGTTGAAGCTGATATTTGTGTAAGGGTCAGGTCTGTCTTCGACTGCTCTCAGGTATTTGTGAGCAATGATACTCTTGCCTTTAGCGGCATTTATAACTTCTGGGTCATAGCTTGCTATGCCAAGCTGTTCGAGCAATAAGTCGAGTTGATAGTTTTCTTCCTCAAAAATTGGAAGAAATAGCGACTTGAATTCTTTGATGTCAATCCAAGCTCCAGTGATGTCTTCGTCTTTGAATCTGTATCTTAGTCCCTCGAAGGTCACTGTGTTCTTTCCCATTGGCATTTCTCTTTTTACCTGTCTTGCTTTAAGTTCATTAAGTTTCATATCTTGTTCTCCTTTCGATATTAAAAAATTATAAAAATCACAAAGAATAAAAAATAAAATTTATATATTCTTCTGTTTTAACTTGTTTTGTGTAGACTAGCATTAGCTATGTAGCTATATGCGGTGTCTATGCTTGTTGTTTCCAACAGTTTGTTGTTGAACGCATCTTTTATGACGTAGCTTGGTATGCCACGGTAGCGTTCAGTTAGGCTTATGGTGAAGCCTTTTATTTGTTCAATAATCATTTAGAGCACCTCCATAAGCCAGCTATCCAGTACGTTAGCCGCAATCCAGATAGCCAATACAATCAATAACTTCCAACCATCTTTCATCTTCAACCTCCATATAAATAAAATATAAAAATCATAAAGTATAAAAAATAAAAAGAGGATAGGGATTAATCCCAATCCTCATCTGCATTTGAATCTTCCCAGTAACGAGAAAATTCAAATGTTTGTCTGTCAGGGTGGAATGTGCAATATGTACATTCTTCCTGAGAGATTCTTATCGGTCTGCCGCATTCAGGGCAGAGTTCCCAGTCGCTCTCTAGGAACTCTCCAAGCAGGTCATTAACCTTTAAATATTTATAGTATTGGAAGAACTCTTTGCATTCTTCCTCAGAAGCAACCATTTTGCTTCTCATGTACGCTTCGGGCGTATGCGAAGTTTTAGTTATATGGTCGCCGTTCCCATTTGCTATGAGAATGTCTCTGTCATGTCTTTTATAGAGCATTACATTGATGTCTGATGCTTTGTCTCGATAGAGTGGAGCTGAGAACTCCCAGCCGAGAGCCTGTCCCCAGATATTCGCACATCTGCGGTATCTGGAGTCTTTTGATTCCTTAGGAGCAAACCATTCAGGTCTGATGTCCCTAAGGGTTAGGACTTCTATATCCTCCTGGACGAGGATAATCTTGATATTTTCTGGGTCAACGTCCCAGGTCTCAAGTGCTGCCAGAGCCTTCCAGTTGAGGTCTGAGCAGATGAATATGAGGTCTGAAGGGTGCTTCCAGTATCTGACTTCCAGTTTCTTCTGCCACAGAGGTTTCGGAGCCTGTGGATTGTTTGGCATCATATTGCAGAATTTCTTTAAGGAAAAGCAATCCTGTCCGTTAGGGTTTAGGGCATATGCTTTTGCGTATGCTGCACTGAGCATGTTCTCGTTTTCAATTGAACCGACATGGTCTATTATTGTGTATTTTTTCTTTGTCATTTTTCTTAACCTCCTGAAAAATAAATCTTAAAATCACTCGAATAAAAAATAAAAAAGGTTAAACCAAAATAGGCTTAACCTTTGTCAACAACGTTATAATTTACGAAACTTGATTTCTTCATTATGAAGTTCTGATACTTCCTGTCTGGCGATTTTCCTTTGTCCAGGATTCCAGAATTTATAGTGTTCTGCTACTGATAGTGCACACCAGAGCCTGAAGGAACCTCTTCCTGGCTGGCATCTTTTCCTTATATTTAGTATTGTATAGTAGATGAAATACACATTTCGCTTTTCAGCTTTAATTTGTTTAATTGTTCTTTTCTTTAACATTGTCTCGACCTCCTATAAAAATCTTGTCATTTTTCTTTGTGTATTCAGGTAGTTGAATGAACCTAATAGGTCTGAAAATACTACGCATGGTAAATTACCGAGCAATTCATTTGTCATTACATGTACAGGTTTCCTTAATCTCTTGGTCTTTGGATTCAGTGCTTCTAATTTCGGACGGTCAGCCTTGACCTGTAAGTGCATGGCTTTCCAGTCTCTGTAATAGTCATATGGCACAGTTATGAGCTTGCAGAGCCTATCTATTGTGTAGTTCGCCATAGCCTTTGGTGCCTTGGACGGCTTGAAAGCTTTCCAAGCCTCTTTCGATGTTATTGTCTTGTATCCTTCTTTTAAAGTCTTTGTTCTAAGCATTTCTTTTTCCTCCTTTATGCTTTGCTCTCCGTTCGGAGAGAGTGTCAATGATTATCCTGACCTTCAGGATATGCTGTTAAGCCATTTATCAAACGCCTCATCTGCTGCATCTGCCGCAGATGAGATTCTTTCAAACTCTTCCTCTGAAAGAGTTTTGGAGATTCCATCGGAATCCTCAATAACGGGGTACGGATTTTCTTCTTCCCATTTTTCAAAATCAAAATCAAACATTATTTACCTCCTATATTTGAAAAGAACACGCTGAAAACAGCGTGTTCTTGAGCATTAACCAATAAACCTAGGACTACGAAGCCCTTGATTCTGCTTGGTGCAGGTGGAGCATCTCAGCTCAGTTAAGAATTCTAGTAATCTAATTCCACCCGACTGTTATCTAATCGTTTTCAGCAGGTGCTGTAGCTTCACTCACCTGATAGCTTTGTATCACTACAATACTAATTCAGGCTGTTAGAGTCCGTCACATACAGACTTTTCTACCTGCCTACTCTGGGTACTGTATTGTCACCTAGCCGTCGACTACAGCTTCGTCCTCGTAATCATCTTTCGACGTCTCCCGGACTGACTTCCTGCCGAAGTTCACACTGTAGGGCATCGGATTATATTATTTTCCCCACTCGGTAGCTTTCCTTATGAAATTGTGCCTCCTTTCTTCGTTTGTCAACATGGTTTTAGCAGTGGTTCTGGCTTGCTGTCCAGGACAGTCACGAGGACATTATGTATTTCATTGAGAACGAGTTCTCGTGACTGCTTTTTGAAAAATTTTTGTAGTATAGACAAAATAACACTAGCTTAAAAGATAAGCTTATGTTTCTTAAAATTTTTCAAAAAGTGCGTTAAGCATCATTGACGGTGAGACAGGTTCCTGCTATGTCGAAACGGTTTTCATTGAGATACACTTGACCAGTATTAAAGGCAAACGAAGCAAGGAGAAAGCACAATTGGGGAAAGCTGCTGGGTGGTCAGGAAAATATAATCCGAGGTCTGGTAGTGTGTACTCGGCTATTAGGAAGTTAGGGGAGGGAGACGTAGATGATTACAGAGGTGAGCTGTGTCGAAGGCGATAAAAGGTGACAGCGGCTACCCATAAAGTAGGTGAGTAGAAAATGTATGTGGCGGACTGTAGTGCTACAGAATTAATGTCGTGATACAAGATAAGCTATCAGGTGAGAAGATATACGACAATGATTTGATGATAGTAGAAGGGTGGAATAGATTGCGGTGGAATTCAACTGAAGCTGTGATGCTCAGTATGTGCCAAGCTCAAGGGCATAAAATAAAAAACGATAAGCAATAAGCTTATCGTTACATCTTATTATAATCAGCAATAAGCTTTAGCTTATTGTTTCGTCTTATCAGAACAGACGATAAGCGTGAGCTTAGCGTAACAGTATACACAGGTACCATAGCGTGAAGAGGTGACGAACTGGTAAAAAATATTTTTTCAACTATTCCTAAAAACAAGGTATTTTTTCGCTCCTGTCTGAGAGCATTTTTTTAAATGTGAGAATTAGCGTATCGTTCTATTCAAATACTACAAAAAAATTACAGGCATCTATATACATTGTATTATATCTAATACAAAATATGTTATGATATATTTATATATAGTCAGAGTTAATATTACAGGAAAAAAACAGATTTGTCAAGGGACAAATCTGCAAATGAAAAGGTAAAAATGGAAAAAGAATAGAAGATTGAAGAAAAGCCTGGGAAAGAATGGGAAAGATTGAAAGGAACTGTACGATACTTTGCTGCAAGTAATTTCCAAACGAGAATGGAGTTGGAAGTTACTTGTAACGAATTGGTATACATTGGAAATAGATAGCCAATGAAGTAATGGAGTGCAACGGAGTGGAACGGAATGATACTAAGCTGCTAAGTTCTAGTAGAATAGATGTTCGGTTCTAGGAGAGTGTTGCGTAGTTATCATATAACAGTGATATATTGATAGGGGTCGGGTTTAAAATTTTCTCCCTATTCCCTATATACCTATATATTATATTATGGTGCCTGTGTGTGTTTGTTGTTTTTTCTTTTAATAAAACGTCTCTAAGTTTCGTGAAAAATAAAATCCTTTTTGAGTTTCTATATGTAGTGGGGTAGGATTAAAAGCACTATATGTAGTAATTCTTATTGAAACTTGTACGATATGTGGTATAATATTGCCAAAAGGAGGTATGATTATGAAGATTACACTTGAAACAATGAATGAGAAACTAGCTATAGCTGTAGAGCCTACTGAGAAGGAGGAGCATATTTCTTATAATGATATTCTCAATGCTTTTATGACAGGCTTATCGGAAGTTACAGTTAAGCTGTTAAAGGAAGTTGATACTGAAGACAGAGAGGCTCTGTATATGAGTTTAGATGCTGTATTGCAGAGATTCCTGCTGGATATGTTCCCTGAGTTTGAACTGGCTGATGATGAGAAGTTTACATTATCTGATGCAGCCTTAATAAAGGCTCAGGACGATATTATCAATGAGGCTCATAAAGAGGGTATAACTTTTAATGAGGCTTTGGCTAGGTATGAAAAGGAAGCTGAGGAGTATTTCAATGCTGGAAAGGTGTCCTAGATGCGGTTCAGCCTGGACTGTAGCGATTGCTATTAACAATGGTCCTTCCGAATTTTGGAAGGAGTGTTCTAATCCTATATGCAATACTTATTATAATACATATGTTCCTCAGGCACATCAGGCTGCCTTTCACGAGGACGCACATACGTTTGTAGGTAATTTTGGAGGATTTGGTTCAGGTAAGACATTGACTTCGAGAGAAGAGATTTTCAAACATATATTCATTACACCTGCTGGTAATACGCTGATAGGTGCTAATGTAGCTTCTCAGTATGAGCAGACAATAAAGCGAGAAATGGAAGCAGATTTACCTCTGGCTTTTGTTTCTCGCATCAATACACAGAAGGCTTATATGGACCTCATAAACGGGCATCGAATTATGTTCAGACCTTATGATGACCCAGATAAGCTCAGGTCGTATAATTTAACCTCCTTTCTTATTGTAGAGGCATCAGAGGTAAAGCAGCAAAGTTTTGTACAGTTAAAGACTCGTACCAGAAACCTTGCTGCAACTATGCCTCTAACAGATGAGAATGGAGAAATAGTCTACAGAACTGCGGCTAATGGTGTGAAGATACCTATTATTAAAAATAATTGGCAGAAAGGGATAATAGAGTCCAATCCGAGTGCTGGGTGGATAAGAGACGATGTTTTACTGGTTTCTGATATGATTTACAAGCACGGGGATATAGTTGATGAGTATGATGTGGACCCAGATATTGCGGACCCTGCGATAAGTACACACGTTACTTCAACCTCTGCCAATGAGTTCTTACCAGAGAACTTTATAGCAAATAATGTCAAAAACAAGCCTTTATGGTGGGTAAACAGGTATATCTATGGTTCATTTTTGTATGCAGAAGGTAAAGTTTATCCTAAGTCTTCCAGCTGTATAGTAGATGATTTTGATATACCAAAGCATTGGAAAAGAATTTTAGCCTTTGACTATGGGCTTGCAGATGATGCGGTTTACATTTTAGGTGCTGTAGATGAGGCTGAAGGAATTCTGTACATCTATGATGAATGCAGGAGTAACGATAACAATATCGAGACTCTTGCTGAATTATTTTTTGAGTTCGTTAAAGATGTCCCTGTAGGTGGGTGGATTTGTTCACCGATTATTGACCCGAAGTCAGGACCTAAGAGGGATTATGACAAGAAAACATTAAGCGACCATTTTCTGGATTACGGTATTAATTTTCAGCCGGGATTCATAAATGTGGACGCAAGAGTTTTTAGAACGAACACATATTTTGAATCTGGCAGACTGAAGATAATGCGGAAATGTAAGGCTCTCATAAAAGAGTTTGACGGATATAAGTTCAGAGCTGATGAGAGTAATAACAGTGGTTATTCAGGTAAACCAGAGGATAAAAACAACCACGGTATCAACGCTGTTGAATGGATTTGTATGGAGTTGCCTGCAAATCCTGCGGACCTGGTAAATGGTATTTTCAATCAGCATGGTGTTGACCTTACGAAGGAAAGGGAGAGAGAAGCCATAGCTGTGGGACACTGGGCATTGAGTGATGATGCAGATGAGTACAGCTTAATGGACGAAACACCTTATGATGTTGCCTACAATATGTGGGAATAAAGGAGGAAGTTATGGAATATTTTCAGATAGTTTTTTTATGTGTATTGTGCATATTACTGTTCCTTATGATTGGGGTACAGCTATGTATCTTTAAGGTTATAAAGGACTTTATATGCAGAGATAATACAGTAGTTATTGACGAGAACCCTGACAAGAGATTCGATGAGCAGGGTGAGTTCAAGGACAAGACCGCAGCTCAGGCTGAAGAACCAGGATATGTAATAGCGGATATTATGAAAAGTTTTCAGGATTTAATGAGTGAGGAGTAATAATATGAGTGAGAAATTAGAGTTTAGACGTTGGACTCCGTTGAATAAGGAGACTAAGGAAAAACAGGACGAAAAACTGTTAGCTAAGCTGAGGGAGTATTATGATACCTGTATTCAGTATTATGGCAGGATACATAAGAAAATGAGATTGCTTGATGCAGTAGATAAAGGTGATTTATGGAAGGCTGTAAAAGCAAAGTTCCCGTCTTATCAGATGCTGCCAGATACAAATCAGGTCGCCTATGTAAAGGACAATCTGCTGGCTTCGCTTTATACTGTTGCTAAATCAGCCGAGGTTGTAAGTACTACAGAGCAGGACATTGATTTTACAGCATTATGTAATATCGCCCTTGAGCACGAGTGGGATAAAAATAATGTAGCACTGTATCAGTTTATGGCAGGTGAGAGAGCAGCTCTTTTAAATTACGGTCTTACTCAGGTTTACTGGTCAGAAGATAAGAAGGCTGTTCAGTATAAGAATATCGACCCTATAAGATTTATGCGTGACCCGTTTGCGGATAATTTAGATGAAGCAGGCTTCTGTTTGACTTATAATGTGTTCCATAAATCGTTCTTTATGAAGGACCTTAGGTATAAAAGAAGTTTTCTTGAGTTTTTGGAAAAGCAGGAATCCTCAACAGAGATGCCCCCTGACTATGATGACAGGAACAGTGTCAGCAGTAGTAAGGAACATTTCGCTCTTTATATGTGGTGGGTAAGAACTCCTGAGGGAAATATAGATGAGATACATACCATAGACAATAAGCATATACTTTATATGAAACACAGTATTAAGCCCAATATGTTTCCTTTTGCAGAGCTGTATTGCAATCTTCCAGGTTCTTCATTGATAGGAATGTCAGGTCCAGCGAAGATATTTGCTAATAGTTTGGTTTATAATCTGATGGACAGTATTGCATTCACCAGTATATATAAGAATCAGAATCCGCCCAAGTTTATTAATAAGCAGAGTGGTCTTAATGTTTCAGCTTTCAGTAGATACGGGGACCAGGCGAATCGTACCTTTGTTGTAAATGGAGATGCAAGTAAAGCTGTACATTATCATCAGTTTCCTGAGGTGAGTCCTGTTTTACCTAATATGCAGGGCGTTCTTCAGAATAATATACAGATGGTTTCAGGAGTAGATGGCAGGTATACAGGTAGAGATACAGGTTCCATTATTACCACAGGTGGTACGGAGGAGATGCTGAATAGAGTAACGCTTATTGATACACCTAAGGTTGTTAATTACGAGAATTATACAAAGCGATTAACCGAACTTACTTTAAGTTTACTGATAGAGTTTTGTCCGAGCAGAACTTATCTGATAAAAGATGAGGCTCAGTCTACAGTTGAGAATACTGTATTTAAAACTGTTGAGGTTGATTTCCCTAATATACAGCCAGAAGCTGCGTTTGAGTATTCAATTCAGATTTCCAGTGAGTTACCTAAGAATAAACAACGTGTTCAGGCTTGGGCAAATAATATGATGGAAAAGCAGATGCAGTATCAGTCTCAGGGATTAAATGTAGATATTATAACTCCTGAAGAATGGATAAGGTATCAGGACGTACCATACAAAGAGAGACTGCTTGAAAGAATGGGTGTTCAGAGTCAGCTTAATTCGATTACTGAAGCTGAAGCTGTTGTTTCCAGGTATGCTCAGATGGTTTCAGAAGGTGTTGAGTCTAATGATGCCATTAGAATGGCAGCACAAGATGTTGACAGTTTGAAGAGAGGTGAAGCTATTGCTCCTGCACAGGATATGGCTCCTGAGCAGATGATAATGGAATAGGTTTCACCTATTATAGGTGATTTATGCACGATTTATTGATAAGTCGTGCATTTTTTGTATAATTAAGTTATAAAAGGTTCCTCCACCAAAAAAAGGAGTGTAAATGAGGTAATCAGTTGCACTGTCTGATTATAAGAAAGGATAAAACAGTAGATGAGCGAAGATGTAAGAGATATGTCTGACAATGCCATTATGGACGAGTTTGAAGAACTCTTTGGTACAAATGACATTGAGGACGAAGGTGCTGAAGATAATGAAGGTGCCGAGGACACTTCTACCGAAGACGATGAAGAGGAAATTCCTGAAGACGGACCTGGTGATGAACCTGGTTCAGATGAGGGAGACCCTGACGATGATTCGGAAGAAGGCGAGGGTGACGGTTCCAATAGGGAACGTGATGCTCGTGCAAAGCAGAATTATGCTTTTGCTGAATTAAGAACAAAAGTAAAAAGACAAGAGGCTCTGATTAAGAATCTTGGGAAGGTAATCGGTCTTGACCCGAATACCCCTATAGAGACGGTGGCTAATAAAGTTGAGGAGTTGATTACCAGAAAAGAAGCTAAGGACGCTAATGTTCCTGAGGAGCTTTATACTCGTTTAAAACAACTGGAATCAATTGCTCAGGAAAGCGAAAAAGTTAAAAGAGAAAAATATGTTTCAGATGCTTTTATGAGTCTTGCAGAAAAGTATGAATTGACAAGTGATGAAATTGTGGAATTTGCAGGTGCCTTAGCTGATAATGGTAGAAATCCATTAGAGGTTGAAGGTGTCGATATTGAGTCCGAATATCTGAAGTTACATCAGCAGGATATTATTAATAAGGCTGTTCAGGCAGCTTTAAATGCTGAAGATGACCGCAAGAAAAAGGTTGAAAACCATGCAAGTTCTTCATCTGCATCTGGCAGAGATGCTGATAACGAAGGTGGGGAAATTAAGAGTGTTTCAGACTTGGATAAGATGTTTTCTGAAATAGATTTATAAAAGGGGATATTAGGAGGAATCTATTATGGCAGTAACATTAAATGGTCTATCACCAGTTACAGATTTAAACAGAATGGTCGATTTAGCGAATAAGACCAAAAACTTAGTAAATCCAGAAGTTTTCTATTCAAAGCAGCTCTTAGATACTATAAGAATTGACGCTAAAGAATTCAAGTATTACAAGCTGGCAACTACTTCTCCTATTCAGGAGAAAGCTGATAAGCTTACTGTAAGAAGATGGGCACCATTACAGGCACACACCGTACCACTAGTTGAAGGTGTTCCACCTAAATCAGATAAGGGTTCAGTAGAGAAATATGAACTTGAGGCAAACCAGTACGGTAGATTTATGGAATTCACTGATAAGGTTGACTTCCATGTTGTAGACCCTGTGCTGGCACATTACTCAAGAGAGTATTCAATCGTTGCTATGGAAACTCTTGATTTACTTGCTAGAGAAGCATTATTCAGTAATGCAAATCCGTTCTATGCAGGTCAGGCTGCGAAGTTCGATAACTTAATATTATCTTCTAAGCCATCAATGACTGACCTTAGACTGATTGCGTTACACTTCAAGAGAGCGTTAGTTAAACCGTTCTCAGGTCGCAATTTCAAAGTTATATGTTCACCAGAGTTTACATATGACATGATTGAAGACCCAACAGTAGAAAAGTTTATGAAAATAAATCAGACTACTAAAGACGCTTATGACGGTTCAACATTATTCCCGTTATTCGGAATGGAATTTGAAGAATCTTTATGCGTACCTGCATCAGGTGACGTTCCTGTACTTCAGGACGATGGTTCAGTCGTCATCGGTAAGAGACTCGTAAGAGAAACTGCTACAGCAGGTACTTATGATTATATCACTGTAACTCCTGACACATTACTTGAGGGTGATTCTTCAGCTACTGGATATTCAGCATCAGGTCCTAAGGTTTGTACTCAGGCAGATGGTTATGTTAAGGATTCCAGAACTGGACAGGACGCATCATATATTCCAGAACTCAAAGTATGGGATATTGACAACCTGAATGCGAAAGGTTCAGATAGTCAGTTCCATAAAGACTGGACTGAATTCAAAGTACATCACATTCTTGTCGTAGGTAAGGACTGTCTTGTAAGAACAGGTCTTACAGGTGAAGGTAACGCCAGAATGTATGTTAAGCAGAAAGGTTCTGCTGGTGTTCTTGACCCAATCGACCAGAGGCAGTCAATTGGATTTAAGATTAATTCCGTAGGTTTTGGTACTTGCAGAGCTGAAGCTATCGTGGATTATATGTGTGTACCTTCAACAGCTAATTTAGTAGGTTAGTCATTGAGGAGGTTGCAATATGGCTGGTAGAAAAGTTACACCTGCTGCGGACCTAGACGTTGTTTCGTCTGCTGTTACATTACAGGATAATCCTGTAGGAGAGCAGTCAGTACAGCAGGTTGAATTAAAGAGAAGAGCTTTAGTAAAAGTGTATAAGAATGAGGAGCTGGTTCCTGTAACAATTGCTCCTTTATATGCACCTTATGTGGGGGCTTCTATGACAGTTTCTATCAATGGGATAACATGTGTTATCCCTTGTGACGGAAGGACACACCAAGTTCCTGAGTCATTTGCGATAGAAGCTAAAACGAGAATCTACAAGATAGATTGTATGATTACTCGTAAAAAGAAAATGCAGAGCATTTCAGATAATGCCGAACATACCCCTGGGGAAATAAAGTTCTTCTAGGTAGAATGCTAAGAGGAGGGATATATTTCCCTCCTTATGTATTTTGTGAGGTAATAAGATGTTAGTTTATGACATTGTAAAAAATATAAATAAAATGCTTGCAGGGGAGCAGCTGGTTTATTCTAAGCTTGAGCCGTTTTTGGACTCTGTGATAGATGATATAAATATACAGCTCAACTCTCGTTATCCTACATTCAGTGAATGTAATTTTCCTTCAGTGCTTGATACAGCAGCTGTTTATGATTATTTTCCTGACAGATATATCAGGAGCGTGGTAATAAAAGGAGCTGCTTATAAGTTCTATATTATGGACGAGGAAGGTATCAATACTGCGGAAATGTTTGGATACGATTATCAAGACGCTCTGTATTATATGCTTAGGGATTTTGTTGATAAGGTTCCTGAGGAGTATCAGGACGATAATACGGGCAGTCTGATGATAGATGAGAATTATCCTCTGTATAGTTCCACTAAGTTCGATATAAGTGTGTGGGGGTTGTAAATGTCTAGCGGAGTTTCTTTTAAACAATATGAAAGACAAAGACGACAGGCTACAGTTGAAACGGATTTCAGTAAAGGAATGATGTTTACGACAGGTTCTGTTGATTTTGGATATTTTAAAACCCTGGTCAATTACAGTATTCATAATGAAGGTGGTAGTTTGATTCCCCGTGCAGGTCTGAGAGTCTCAGATTTATTGTTGCCGAATATAGTGCTGGAGAATCCTGATGGGACCTCAGTGTATCATACCGATGAGAATATAACTATTCAGGCAGCGAAAGAGTGTGTTGAAGCTGACGGGAATACCTATAGGCAGACCATACTTGGTAAAGTAGACACAGATAGTCATGGTACTATTTGGGCGAGCACGAGTAAGAAGGAGATAAATACTGTTTCCTGTGATGAAATCAATTACTCTTTGAATGTCAACCTGGCTTCTACAGACGGTACAGGCAGGTCCTGTAATTTCTTCAGTACCATAGTTGACAGTATCCATAAAATGCCATTAGAGAGTGACTTGAGGGTTTCATCAGCTATAGGTACGTTTGCTTTTGGTAACAGTTTTTATTTTATGAATTATGATGAAGCTTGTTTGAGCAGGACTTATTTTGATACTTCAACTAAAACGTATAAGTTTCAGAATGTTACTCCGAAACAGTTGAATCCGTCTGAAGCCGTAACATACGGTTACAATATGTTGTTAGGTAGCAAGGCTTATGATTTTGTGAATAAGACTGCTTCCTCAATGCAGCTGACAGGTATCCTACCATATAAGGATACAGGCAATGGAGCAGGTACCAGTGAGTTATTAATGACTCCTAAGAAGAATGAGGATTTGATACTCAAATGTTTCTTTGAGGGACCACTTGAAACCAAGTATAAGTTTGTATGGGAGTGGAGACCTGTAGGTAATTCCAACTGGGAAAGTATTCAGACATTAGAGAAATCGTCTGAGTATACGTTTACAGCTGATACACAGGGTAATATCAATGAGACAGTATATGTATCATTCAAGGCTCCTGCTGAGGACATTATGATTCGTGTAAGTGCATATAAGCAGAAGGAAGAGGAATGGGAACTGGACCAGGCTATGGCTGTCGGTTTTAACTTTACTCTTGAGAGCTATGGTACTTCAGTAAATGTGGAGCAGGTTAAATATGACCTGTCTTCAGCAAAAGGTATGGTGGAATGGAAAAACAGACTTGTTGTGTGGGGTGTAACAGGCACGAATAATGGCTGTACCTCAGACCCGACCATATTATTTATGAGTGATGTGAACGAGCCTACATATTTCCCTTATCCGAATAATATAGCCATCTATGATGAGCCTATTGTTTCAGTTAAGCCCTTTATGGATTCACTGTTGATATTTACCGTAAATAAGATTTATCAGTTGTCTTTGAATTCTGATGGGGTCTCCTGGACATCAGTTGTTGTTCAGTCAAACCTTAATATTGAAGCTTGGGATAGAGAGCTTATACAGGTTGTGAAGAATATGGTCTTCTTCAAGTCAGGTAACTATTACTATATGATGGTTCCTAAGGCTCAGTCCACGACAGGAGAGCTGATACTGGCTCCTATATCAAGTAGTATTACAGATTTGTTCAATAATTTCGAGAAGAATGTGTATGAGTTATTATCAGACACATTCGATTATCGAGGTAGTATAAATCTTGTTAATTACTATAATTTCCTCGACTACGAAGATATTCATAATATATATGTTTTCCGTTATGTCAATTCTGAGAAGAACTCTGTTTATTTCGGAGAACCAACACTTACAGGTGATACCTTTGAAGGGTTTCTGCACTTCGATGTAGTATATAACACTTCCGATAGAATCTGGAGAATATATACCTTTGAGTCTGCTAATTTCCTGTTTCCATATAAGTCTGACGTTACAAAGGCAGGTGTTCTTGCCTGTACAAATCGGCTTAAAATGGGTACTGAAGACTCGGTTGGTGTTGATGCCAGAGTCATTCAGTTATTTGAGTTCGATGCTTTGCACGTTGAGGATTTTGGTTTTCCTGAAGGTATAAAGCTTGATTACGATAACACTGATGAATTTGTCCTGAATCTTGATTCATTAAAGACTACGATTTTAGATATTAACAGCAATATTACAGACTACTATCATTTCTTTAATTGGCAGTTTCTTGATACAGGATTTAGGGCTGATGCGATTTATACAAATAAGAGGTACAGGGAGTTGCAGTTCCTGTTAAATGATAAGGAAGGTGCTTCATTGGAGTTTAGTATGGACTATAGCCTGGAAGGTGAGGTCAGAATGAACAGCAGACTTTATGAGGTAGAGTATGCTGTTGATGAAGAGGAACCTGATAAGGGTGTACTTTATTTACAGAGTACGATACAGTCTAATGTCCCTGTAGAAGGTAATGAGATTCCAAATGTAACTGAATTAGGGGTGAGCAGTAATGCTTGGCAGCTTGATAGGTCTGTTTTTCCAGAGGTTTCCTTATGGAAGATAAGAGTTCCTATATCAGGCAAGGGGCTGGCTCCTAGATTAAAATTATTATCCAGAAATACACATCTTTTTGAGTTGTTGAGTATTAACTGGATATACAGAGTGATGTATATGAGGTGATTATATGGCGTGGGTAGCTAAACATATAAATGAACAAGTATTATTCCACCCAAGAGATGTTGTTACTGCTACAGAGTTTAACTCACTGTTCAATCTGTTGATTGCTCAAGGTAACAATAATGCTCAAGGTGTGGAGAGTCTTATAGGGATTTTTGGTTCTGTAACAGATGGAGAGTCTGGTGCGGATTATGTCAAAGTTACACCTGTTTCTGGCGTGACAGGTACAAATGTACAGGAAACTTTGGAAGGGTTAAAGGGACTCGTAGACCAAAGGTATACTAAGAGTGAAACAGATATTTTGTTAGGTGGTAAAGCCTCGAATGAGGTGGTAGCTAAACTAATTAGGAATGTACAGTTTGAGGAAGGTACAGGTAAGTTTACTTTTGTTTTTCAGGACGGTACAACAAAGGTTATAGATACTGCTCTGGAGAAGGTCACAGTGAATTTCTTTTATAATGCTGAAACTCAAAGTCTTGTGTTAGAGTATGCTGACGGAAGTATGGAAAGTATATCGCTTGCCGAGTTTGTAACCAATAATGAATTTGAGGACTCAGATACCATAAATATTTCAGTTGTTGATGGTATCGTTAAGGCTGAAATAGGCGTAGGAGTTATAACAGATGAAATGTTGTCTAGTACGTTGTTAGCAACATTGGTCGGTTATGTTTCCTCAGCTTCAGGTTCTGCTCAGGCTGCAGCTTCAAGTGAAACCAATGCAGGAACATATGCACAAACTGCATCAAATGCGGCAGATACAGCTGCACAGAAAGCAAAGAGTGCATCTGACAGTGCATCCGAAGCCGAAGACTATAGTAAGATGGCAGAGTCTTATGCCAGAGGTGGTACAGACAGTAGACCTGATGAGGACATAGATAATGCCAAGTATTATTCGGAGGTGGCGAATACAAAAGCCAGTGCAGCAGCCGAATCGGCTCAGGAAGCCAAAGAATACAGGGACCAGGCGGAGGAAATTGTTGGTGGCAATTATGCTTCAAAAGTAGTGCCAGCGAGAGCAGGTAATCTGGCTGCTCTAGGAGCTGATGGCAATCTGCAGGACAGCGGTAAAGCACCGGAAGCTTTTGTCTTGCAATCTGCTTTTAATCAGTTTTCTCAGGAGTATGAATTAGCTCAGGCGGCTGTCGAGTCTGAGATTCAAAAACGTGGTCTGACAGCTAAGTTTCTGATAGGAAGCCTTAGTGTATCAGGTTGGGTAGATGCAGGAACTTCGGGGGGATATAAGCAGACCCTAAGTGTGACAGGAATTGAGATAAACGGGTATTCGTATATTGTGTATCCTGATTATTCACTGATGAAGACATGGGCTGCTTCCGGTATATATGCGTCAGATATTACGGCTGCAAACGAGATAACTCTGTACTGTAAAAAGAAACCTTCGATAGATATTAATGTGTATATTCTCAAGGAACAGACTGTGGGTGCTGCGGGTGATGTAATAAACGCGACAGGCGGCGGAGGTGGTTCTGCTGAAAAATCAACAGCGAATAAATACATGTATCTTGTTGCAACCGAAGATGGCTCTGAAATGAATTATTCGGAGAAAGCATACATTAATCCCAGCACAGGGTATTTGCATGCCGAGAGAGTATACAACGCTGTATGGAACGACTATGCGGAGCTCTTTGAAAAAGAGGACTCCGAAGATATATTTGAAGCAGGCGACATAGTGGCGTGGGAAGATATTGGAGTTGTTAAGGCTCAGTATCAGAATCATGCGGTTGTCGGTGTCGTGTCAGACAGTTACGGGCATCTGCTTGGCGGTACAGGTGATGAAGAGGATGATAATAAGCGTTTTGTTCCTGTGGGTCTCGCAGGAAGAGTGAGAGTCAAAGTAACAGGCAAAGTTGAAAAAGGGGATTTCATAGCAGCTTATCATGATGGCATCGGGGTTGCAAATAACAAGGCGGACCCTCGGCTGATTGTAGGCAAGGCTCTGGAAAGCTCTGATGACTATGATGTGAAGCTTGTGAAGATTCTTATCAGATAGGAGGTGATACGGTGGTTATACATGAAGATATTATTTCTCTTAAAGCCAAGGTCAAGGCTGAAATGACGAGAAGAAGTCTTAATGGTTCTGATAAATCATGGGGTTCTCTTGAGACGTATGGAACCGATGAATATGATTTTTCGGAGGTTCCGTCATCGGGCTCCAGGATATTACTTGAGCACGGGCAGAAAACTGTGAATATACTTTACGGCGTGAAGGACATTGATAACGTATCGCCTGTGGTTGAAGGCGGCATCATACCGCCTGATAAGGTAAACAGTCTGAAAAGTTATGTGGACAGTCTCCAGACAGAGACAGTAGAAGGTTCGGCTTCGTCCTGCAGAGGAGCCTGTACAGGGCTTTGTCTGGGGTCCTGCATCGGAGGCTGCAATGGCTGCAGCGGTCAGTGCAACAGCGGCTGCCAGGGCTGCAGCGGGAGCTGTGGTACAGGCTGTGCTACTGGATATATGTACGCATAGGAGGTGAGGTAATGGCGTCATGCTCAACAGCATGTCAGAAATCATGCGGAGGTTGTCAGGTATGTTCAAGTACCTGCAGCGGGTGTTCCGGTACATGTTCGGGTGTATGTAATGGCTGTGGCAATTGTGCGGTATGCTCAAGCAGCTGCAGCGGGTGTACAGGTGGATGTTCGGGTGTATGTAATGGTTGTGGCAACTGTGCAGTATGTTCAAGCAGCTGCAGCGGGTGTACAGGTACATGTACGGCTACCTGTGCAGATGACTGTGCAGGTACATGCACGGCTACCTGTGCAGATGACTGTACAGGTTCGTGTAAAAACGGATGCCGTGGCTGTTCGGGTTGTACGGGCGGCTGTTCAGGCTGTCAGACCTGTTCAGGGTGTTCGGGTTGCTCAACAGGCTGCGGAGGCGGCTGCAACACGGGGTGCAGCGACAGCTGTAAAAACAGTTGTCTTGGTGAATGTACCTCTACATGTTTCAGTACATGTACGAGTCAGTCAACGGCAAGTGTAGTTATTAAATAGGAGGATTGTTATGAAAATCAGATTGAAAGATAATACGGTTATTCCCGTTTCGAGAGTGAGTTTTTCAAAAGGGAACTTTGGACAGTACGGTTACAGGGCGGTTATTGTTATAGGAGGAACAGTTCTTAGAACAGTAGCAGATGAGCTGGAGCTGAAGAGAAAGTTCAGAGATGAAAATATACAGGAGCTTACGATAATAAGGGAAATTGACGGTGATACTGAGACTGTTGAAAAAACGTATAACTTTATCAGTCTTGTTGATTTCTCACACCATATTACAGATTTTGAAGAGAAGATAGAAATAATTATATCTCAGGAGAATCCTGAGGAACAGGAGGCGGCAAATGAAGAAGTATAAGATTGCAGTTAATGAGAATGTTCTTTCATATATGGAAAGACTTCATTATGAATATGAAACAGCTAAGGACAACGTGGCATTTCTTCTTGCCAACTATGACAAGAACGTCCTTGAATCAGATGCCTTTAAGGCGTACGAGGAAAAACAGCTCAAAGCTAAAATTGCATATGAGGAGGCAAAGGCACAGTTTACAGAAAATCATATACCGCCTGTATTCAGAGGGCATGATATTATGTGGGAGATTGACTTCAGATATAAACATGTAATCATTACGCAGAGATGTCAGTGCGAACTGAATGTTCCGGGAATTCCTGTGGAGGTGGTGTAATGGCTATTCCTAAGACAGAGGAATTCTGTGACTGGCTTGCGAGACTGTATCCGGAGCTTCTGGAGAATCCGAATGACAGGACATTCCTTGCAAAATCAGTTACGTTCCAGGTTACAGATGACTGTAACCTGGCATGTTCTTATTGTTATCAGGGACATAAGGGAAAAAGGGTTATGTCGTTTGAGACGGCAAAGAAATTCATCGACCTGCTGCTTTCGGGTGAGAAAGGCATGAAGGGATATATCGATGCTGAGGAAACTCCGGGCATTATACTGGATTTTATCGGCGGTGAGCCGCTGCTTGAGATAAACTTGATTGACAGGATTATTGATTATTTCAGAAGTGAAGCTCTGAGACTAAGACACCCGTGGGCGGATAAGTTCATGGCAAGCATCTGTTCCAATGGTGTATTGTACAGAGATAAAGAAGTTCAGAGGGTACTGTGGAAGCACAGACATCACTTGAGCTTTGCGGTTACGCTTGACGGCAATAAAGAACTGCATGACAAATGCCGCAGGTTTCCTGATGGAAGACCTTCATATAATTTGGCTTTTGATGCCATATCTGACTGGATGGCGAAAGGCTTTTATATGGGTAGCAAGATAACTGTGGCTCCTGCGAATGTGATGCATGTCTATGATGCCAGCAGGCATATGCTGGAGCTTGGTTATGACGAAATCAACATTAACTGTGTCTATGAAGAAGGCTGGACTAAGGAGCACGCCAGAGAGCTTTACAGACAGCTGAAAAGATTCGCCGATTATCTCATTGAGCATGACTGTAACGAAATCTATTATGCCTTTTTCAGAGAGGACTTCTGTCATCCTAAGAGTGATACAGATAATCAGAACTGGTGTGGCGGCAATGGGCTTATGCTTGCCTGTGACCCTGACGGTGTATTGTATCCGTGTCTGAGATACATGGAAAGTTCTCTTGGTGATGACCAGCCCGCCTACATCATAGGTGATGTTGATAACGGCATGGGCTATAAGGAGGAGCACAGGTGCAGGCTTAATTGTCTTGAGTGCATCGACAGGAGAACCCAGTCAACAGATGAATGCTATAACTGTCCCATTGCTGAGGGCTGTGCATGGTGTACTGCATATAATTATCAGGTGTTTGGAACTCCTGATAAAAGAGCAACATTCATATGTGATATGCACAAAGCTGTATCACTTGCAAATGTTTACTACTGGAATACACTTTACAGGAAACAGAATTCCGATAAGAGATTCAGAATGTACTGCCCAAAGGACTGGGCATTGGAAATCATATCGGAAGAGGAATACAACAGACTGGCTGAATTGGCAGAAACACAGAAGGAAGCTAAGGTAATACAGGAATAGGTGATAGTATGTTAATAACAGCAGATATTATTATTACAGCTGCTACAGTGATGGGAGCAGTTATTACTATCTTAGGCGTGCCATTCGCAGCCTATAGATGGTACATGAAAATGGAACACATAGGTTCTGAGATAAGTCATATCAAAGATGAAAATGAAGTGTTATGTTTTGCCTTGTCTGCCTGTCTTGATGGACTGGTGCAGCTTGGAGCGAATCACAATGTACCTAAGGCTAGAGATAAGCTGGATAAGCACTTAAATAAACAAGCACATGAATAATTTATCAGGAGGTATTGTTATGAAGAAGATTAATAAAAAATGGTTTAAAGCAGCAGGTGTTAGAGCTATCAAGACAATTGCACAGACAGCGGTTGCTACAATTGGTGCAGCTACAGTTATATCCGATGTTGATTGGTCATGTGTAGTTTCAGCATCTATTTTAGCTGGCGTATTATCAATGCTTACTTCTGTTGCGGGATTACCTGAAATTGAGGAGAAATAAGATGTCTAAATATAATGTACACGCAGGGCACAATGATACAGGTAAAACAGCTTGTGGTGCTGTTGGACTCTTGGACGAGAGTTATGAAGCCAGACGTATCAAGAAGTATCTGATTAAGTATCTTGAGGCTGATGGTAATACTGTATATGATTGCACTGTTGATAATGCTCAGGGTGTTAGCGATAACCTGATTAAGATTGTTAATAAGTGCAATAAACATGAGGTATTGCTGGATATATCCATACACCTCAATTCAGGTGCAAAGGACAGAAAAGGTAACGGTAAGACCACAGGTTTTGAATGCTATGTTACTGCGAACGAAGGTATTAAAGGCAAGGTCGGTAAGAGAGCTTGTCAGGCTATGGCACAATTAGGTTTCACTAATAGAGGTGTCAAAGTAACAAATAATCTTTATGTCCTAAATAGGACGAAGTCGAAAGCCATTTTATTCGAGATTTGTTTTGTTGATGACAGAGATGATTTCAATTTATATCAGAAAGTAGGGTATAAGTGTATTGCTCGTGTTCTTGCTGAAGCTATTGTAGGACATTCTATAGCAGTACGATATAAAGCCCTATCTACAATGAATATTCGTGAATCGAAGTCTATCCTGTCTTCAAGAGTAGGTAAAATCAATAAGGGTGATATTGTTACTGGTAAGGCTCAGGATATGTGGCTCAAGGTTTCAGGGGGATATGTCAAACTGAAAGGTAAACGTGATTATTTCGAGGAGGTATAGGCTATGGCGACTAAGAAGACAACTAAGACTGGTAGTGGTAGTTCTAAAAAGACGAGTGGTACCAAAAAGAGTTCCACGACTAGTAAAGCGTCTGCTACTACTAAAAAGAGTTCTACTACTAAAAAGTCCAGTAGTACTACTAAGAAAAGTACAACAGCTAAAAAGAGCACTACTACTAAGTCCTCTAGTTCGAGTAACAAGAGTTCAGTTGCCAGTGCAATTAGTTCTGCTAAAGACGCCTTGACAAGTGCTCTACAGGAAGCTCTTTCTCGTGTTGAGAATAAGCAGAATACTGCTTCTCCTGGGCTTGCTGATAGTGCGATTTCTTCAGGTAATACTGGTAGTCTGTTTGATTCAGGTAGCAAGACAGGCGGTACTTTAGATACTACTCAGAAGATAATAGACCTTTTAGGTGAGAACACCAAGTCAGCTACTGCTGATACATCAAATCCTTTTGGATTCCTGACTGATAAAGATGCTATTCTTGCAGCTCTCAACAATGCTACAACCGCTGCTTATGACTTAAAACGTAAGCAGGCTAATCAGGATTTGGCTAAGGCTGAGGACACTGCTTACAGAAATACTAAAGATGCCGTAGGTCAGCTGAAAACTGTTTTAGCAGGTTCTGCTGCCAGTGGTGGTAATGTTGGTGCAGGTAATGCCACTGCATTGCAGGCATTGCTTGGTCTGGGTCAGCAGAATAATACGTTGGTTACTGAGGGTCTTAATGGCTTGAACAACATCAATGATGAAGAAACGTCAGCGAGAAGACAGAATGAGGTAGATGCTATCAGTCAGAGTAATTCAGCTAAGCAGATGCAGGCTTCTGAGGCTGGTAACAGATATACTGCGGACCAGGCTAGAAGTTCTGAGGCATTGGCAGCTCTCGGTTCCTTAGGTGGAGTTAGAGATACTAACCAGACCAATAAGGAAATGAATGATGCTACGAATGTAACCAATAAGGATATTGCGAATATCAATGCCAAGTCAAATGAGAATGTGGCGAAGATTGGAGCAAATACTACCCAGAATATCAATTATGGTGGTACATATTCTGTTAATTCCGTATCAGATACATCACTGGCTAAGACTACATCAAAGAAGACTACTAGCAGCAGTAAGTCGAGTAGTCGTAAATCCAGTAGTAAATCCAGTAGTAAGTCCAGTGGAAGCAGTAAATCTAGTGGAAGTAAGAAAGTCACTAGTTCAGTTGTTAACGCTGTTATCAGAGGTGATTATGGTAACGGTTCAGCCAGAAAGTCAGCTCTTTCAAAAGCTGGGTACAATTATTCAGCCGTACAGAAAGCAGTTAATAGCAAACTGAAGAAATAATGGGGGTTAATTATGGCATTGAAAACTGTGTCAGAGATTGTTAAGAATAATATAAAGAGCACTAAAACATCTGCGTCTATCAATAGACTGCGTCCTCATTATTCCAAGATGAGTTCTGGTGCGAAGAATTATTTTAATAGTTTGTTGAAAAAGAGTGCGACCAGCACTCCTTTTTCGACTCCTCGTGTAAATCAATTAGCGAAGACTAAGACTAAGGCAAAGACAAAAGTTCCACAGCCTTTTAAGACAGCTAGAGAACAGGTTTCGGGACGTATAGAGAGTACCCGTAATTTTCCTGCTACTACGAAACAGAATGGTTTTATACAGGCTATAAGTGTGTTAAAAGCAAACCAGAAGGCTCAGGAAGAACAGAGAGAACTGCAGCGTCTGTTTTCTATTAATCAGTTCAATCGGGATTGGCAGAATAAGAACAATATGAATGTAAATGCCAGGATTCAGCAGGTTGTTCAGGAAATGGATAGTCTATTGAAGAATGGTACATATTCGTATGGTGTTACTTCCGAGCAGGTAGATAAGTGGATAAAAAATAATTTTGTTACTGTGAATGGTCAGTCGAGGTTAAAGCCCGATGCAGCGTTACCGCCAGTTGGATTTGACTCTAACGGTAATGAGGTTGACAGAGAACGACTTAAACAGAAGTGGAAGCTCTATATGAATTACCTGAATAATGTTAATCGTTATCAGGCTGAGGTTGAAGCAAAAAAAGCTATGACTGCTGATATGTCCGATACTTCATTAGATACCGATAATTCATTGGGAGATATTATTAGACATAAGATAGCTGAAGGTAAGGATTACAGTTTCTTTGAAGGTGTTAAGGATTACACTAATAAGTATTTCTGGACTCCGTTAAAGAGCAGAGAATGGAGTATACTTGGTCTTAATACTCTGGTTAATCTTGGGGAGACTCTGGATTTACCGTCATTAGGTGTCAGAGCTATTATGACTCGTTCTACTGATGACAAGAGAAATCTGGGGGAGATATTAAAAGATGCTTATAGTTCGCACGAGAATTATAATGTCGATACAGGTTCTCCAATAGCTGATATTATCTTTGAAGTAGGCTTAGACCCTTCATTAATGATTGGTGGAGCTATCAAGGGTTCGACTACAGCTGCATTAAAAGGTGTGACATCTTCAGGTATTACAACTGCATTGAAGGCTATAGGTCGTTCGTCAGATGAAGTCACTCAGATTCTGGCTGAATCGCAGAAGCTTGTTAAGTCTTCAGCTGCCAAACTTGCAAGAGAATTTGCATTACATGGTGACAAAAATCTGGATAACTTTGCAGTTAATCTAGCAAGGGTCATGAAGAATAAAGGTATTCTGGTTACTGATGAAGAAACGGTACTTGTTACTCGTTATCTCAGAAAAGAGTTGGATATGTATAATAAGACGCTAGAAGCCCGTATTGTAAAGGTAGCCCTTAATACAAATAAGGCTATTGATAAGGTTGATTCAGCCTTATTACACGCTTCATTTGGACCTGTTGATGTACTTGTTCAGGCAATGAAAGGTGGCAGAAAACTGTATAAAGGTTTCAGGAGTACGGGACGTGTAACCGACTTTGCTTCAAGGAAAGCTGCTGAGAAGGCTTCAGGTATGACTGCTGAATATATGAAAGAGATGGAGGAATATCTTTCCACCAAAACATATAATGCACAGACTATGACTGAAATCTTTGAGGGCATAGAGGAACCAGCTATTCTTGATTTTGAGCAGGCTTATAATAAGATGAGTAAGACATCAGACATAGATGAAAGTGTAATGGGAGAGGTCTTTAAGAAGTTTAATGACTCTGTTGACAGTGACATTGTAAAGATTAATGATTTACAGGTTCGTATCAATAACCTGGAAAAGGTAAATGTCAGTGAGGTCAGAGCTTCAGTTGATAAGTTCTTTAATAAACTTACTAAAGGTAAGGCTGATTCATTATCTCATTTTAAATATAATCTTGGTGTAATGGCTAATGATTTTAAGGGTGTTTATGACAATATAAGTAATCTTGCAGTCAAGTATGAAAATGTATTGAAGTCTCTTGATGATGCTATTGATAATGCTGATAAAAGAGCAAGGCGTGCTGATTTACAGATGCTTGTCAATCTGAAACGAGCTGATGTCGATACTTATCAGCAGTTACTTAATGTAATCAATTCAGGTAATATGGACGATGAACTGGACCATTTGGTTTACGAGTTCCTGAGAGTTGTTGACAGCGAAGAAGATGTTCTTGAAAAATTGGCTATGATAAGGAGAGCTGCACAGGCAAAACTGGATAGTACAGTAGTCAAGACCCAGAGAACTCTTGAGGATAGCAAGAGTATTATTAAGCCTTATATGGAAAATGAGGTTGTTTGTAGTACGGTCAGCAAGGCGAGTAAAGAATTTCTTAAAAAGTGGTTTACTTTTGAAAGATTTAATGAAATGCTTCGAGCATTGCCAGAAGATTTACAGGGCAAGTTGTATGATTTACAGGCTGATGTTATTAACTGGTCTGAGAGTAATACTATTTCTGCGGCAGAGGTTTATGACAGTGTTCAGAACTATTGTCGTGATTTAATGTTGTGGGAGGGTGATTTTACTGATGTCCAAGGAGAGCTGATTGCGTCCTTGAAAGACTTTGCGAAGCAGCTTGTAGAAGATGACCTTACGCTCTGGGTAAGACATGACACAGAGTTGCTTGACTGGCACCTGGATAAGCTGGTGTCTTTTGATGAGGCTATGATGGATAACCGTGCTCTTGATTTAGTTGCTGCTGTTCAGGATAAAAATTCAGCCTTGGGTGGTCTGATTGACACTATTAATCAGAATGGACTTGTATTCAAAGATTCAGCTTCTGATGAGATAGTAAACAATATGAGCGAAGTGGCTAGAGATATTGTTTCTCAGACACAGTCCTTTAATGCTATGAGATTACTGCGTTCAGAGTTGGACCCAAAGGTATCTGGTCTCAGTGAGGAGCATATGTATGCTGTATTGGACACTTTGTTTAATGTCAGCAAGGGTCAGAATAAAGATTTCATAGCTTTAAATGGGTATAATGTACAAAGATTCATTGACAACACAAAACTTTGGTTAGATGCCAATTATGGCTCTTCCAGAGTATCATTAGACTCATTCAGAGAGCAGGCTGTGGACTTTAACAGCGATTTATATAAGCGTTATTCAAATGAAATCGCAGACCCTGAGATACAGGAGCGTATTGCTCGTATATGCGAGGGCGGTCATATCAAACCATTGAATGACGTTAAGGTTCAGATGTTACAGCTTATACTGAAGAATTCTGATGCCATTGCGGAGTTTAATCGTAAATGTACTTATCAGGACGTGTTCTTTACAGATATAGAAACGCTGGGGTTCAATAGCAGTATACATGATATTACGGATATAGCTGTTAAGAAGTGGGTTCCTATAGATGAAAAAGCTTCTCTTGATGAAATCCTTGCAGCTATAGAAAGTAATGATGGTACTTTTGTTAAGTCTGTAAAACAGGACGAGGAGTATATCAGAAGTCACGTTTCCGAAGATATACTGAAACTGAAATATGCTAATAATCCGAAGATAGCAAATAACAAACACGCTATGATGGAACAGTACATAGAGGACTTCTCTCTTAGAGCAGGTGAGTCTGCGTATACTGAGAAAGAAGTTATAAGTGACTTTATACAGCTGCTTGACGATTCAGTATCGGAAGGTGGACGAATGACACCTTGTATTGTTACGCATAACAATAATAATTTCGATATGAGTTTTATCGCAGCGAGAATAAATAAGTATAAGTCATTTCCTGTGCATATCAATCAGGTGCAGGACTTAATCAATTATTCTGAGAACAGTCTTGTGATGCTGAAAAATATGGAAAAGGATATAGCTCTCACAGCTGATAACGAAGCTGTTATTCGTGAGGCAGTGAGTAAATACTTCAGGACTATGCGTAAGTCTGGCTATGGTGTTCGTGGTTTTAATGCTATTGAGTATTTTAATAACATTAAGAAGCTTCGTGAGAATGTTGCAGTGTTATCAGATATAGGTGATAATGCTAAGGTTGATGCTCTCAAAGTATTTAATGACGATGCTGCTATGGCTCAGCTTCTCGATGAAGTGGACCTGTTTAGAAAGGACCTTACTATTGAGCAGAGTCTGTTTAAGAAGACTACTTTGAATCCTATGGCATTTGATGTTATGGATTTAGATTCGGATTCTATAAAGCTGGTATTTTCTCAGGAAGAACTGGATAGCATCAGAGTTGCTCTTGATGAGTCAAACTTACAGGTTATCTCAGATTATAATAAAGAGTATGTCAGAAGATACTATGAGAAGTTTCATAGTTATCCTGTATCCAGTATAGACAGCCCGATGAGGCAGGTTCTGAAAATCAACGAGGGCAGCAAGGTTCCTGTGATGGGATATAATAAGCTGTTCAGTAGTAAGAGTGTATCCAGATTCTTTGATAATGTTCAGGGAAAGATGGCATTACCTGTACTGAAGGATATTCAGAATTTCACCAATGACGTTACTCTTGCCATAGATAAGCAGCTTAAATCTGTAGATTTACTGGAAGGGCACCTTGAGGAATTCAAGGATATAATAGTTGTTTTTAAAGAGTATGCTATGAGGACTGAAGAAATTGATATGTTACATTTTGTCAATTATCTTCGTCTCCCAGATAATCTGATAGAGGCATATGTGATAGCACAGAAGTTGTGGGATTATGAACCTGTGCTTGCATCAAAGGTTGTGTCTGATGATGTACTCAGGATTATGGATAACGTGGATAGTTGTCACTCAAAGATATTTAAGAATGTGTCTAGTAAGGACCCTATGAGTATGTATCTTCTGGACTTCGTTGATAGACCGTTGGAAATAAAAGAGTTTATGGATAGCGTTTCCAGAGATGCTGAGACTTTTAAGACAGTAAGTACATTTCTTGAAGGTTCCTCTAAGGCTGCCAGAGACGATATTATTATCGCTGAGATGTATAATGAGTATCTTCAGATATGTAAGTATTTCAAGGAGGCTGTTGATGCAGCGGACTTCCGTAAGGTATTTGATGCTTATCGTAGAAGTATGAATGAGGAGCTTCTTCTTAGACAGAGATTGAGAGATGAACAGGTGCTGGACTATGTATGTCAATCAGAGCATAATCTGTTAAGTCATCTGTTATTCCATAATCAGCTTATGGTTGTGCCGGTAGAGGAGAGTAGGGGACTTATAGATGCTCTTAGGAGATTCGATTCTTCTAAGGTATACTGGGAGTCTAAGAATGGATATGTCTTTGTAGGCATAAGGAAAGATACCACTATGCTTATTAAAGATGACTCAGCTTATTCTAAGGGAGCTACCAAGATGTATTTCAGAGGTGCTGAGGACGAGGTATTTGAGGCTCCTGATTACAAGGCTATAGGCTTCAGTGAGAACTTCCTGAAAACTGATGTAGGGCAGTTATTCAAGTCCTTAGACGAAAGAATAGCACGTCTTACGAATGGAGCTACCAATGGTACATTAGGCAGAGTTCATACCTTAAACAGACAGCATCAGCTGTATAAGAGCTTACCTAAATCATTTGTAGATAATATTCTTAGAGAGGATATATCTTGTGATGCCAGATTATGGCATAGGGGAAGTTTCGATTTATCTGTATTAGGAACTGCAACCAATAGTTGGAAAATAGGTAATGAGAATGATGTGGATATGCTGATGATGTATGGACATTCATTACGAGAGATAAGTAAGAGTGTTCAGGCTGAGAAAATCTTCATAGACAATTATTTCAATAATCCTATGTATTCCCTACGGAACATATTCAAAGGTATGACGAACAGGAAAGCTTGTGAAGCTCTCCAGGCTAATCCTGATATGGTATGTGCTGTACTCAGGGAGTCTGAGAAGACTTCAAGTGGTTACGAGGTTAAACAGGTTAATATTACTGACAAGTACAGTTTTAGTGTTGCTAAATCTTCAGGGGCTGTAATGCTGCCATATGATGAATATGTCATAATGGTGGAGAAGATTAATGACAGTAAGTTTACTAATAAGTTTCTCAAGATGTATTCTAAGATGTTAGGACTTACTAAGGTAGGACAGCTTATGTGGACAGGAACCTGGGTTCGTAACTACATAGACGGTACCATTAAGGCAGTAGGTGATTCAGGTACTTTAGTAGGAACAATGCAGAATCAGGCTAGAGCTATGAAGCTTCTTGATGATTATCGTAGGGTTAATAAAGAACTGCGTAAGGAAGCTAAGTACAACACAGGTAGTCTCGTTGAGGTAGAGCGTTGCTGGGATATAATTGTTGCCAATGCTGATAAGCCAATTGATATGTCTTTTGCAGATTATCAGTTTATTGAGAGCTGGCTTGATGAGTCGATTGCAGGCGGACAGTCCAGGGCTTTCAAGTCAAGACAGCGTGTTATTGAGGACCTCGGTAATAAGAATGTGGGATTGCGTTTAGGTAGACTTAATGCCAGAGACGTGAAAGATGTTCCTGATATTATCGGTAAGAATACTGAAAAATTCCAGGCTTGGGATTATGCTGAGGTAGAGAAGCTGGTTAATTCTCAGAAGGTAAATGATAAGGTATTCCTTGAAAGGGGATTTACCAGAGAGTCATTCCTTGAGGCTTTCCAGAATCCTAAATTACTTTCAGATGCTGAGTATTTCAATTATGCCAATATTGTTGAAGAACTCGCCAGAGTATCAGGTCAGAGAATTATACCTGGGGAGCGTAAACGTAATAACATATATGATGCTATATCTTCCAAGCTGCTTTCACCTATGTCAAGGGTTGAGGAAATCATAAGACTTGGAGAATTTATGACCCTACAGGATTTAGGTTATACCAGGTCTGAGATATTCAAGAAGATTACGGATTCTCAGTTTAACTATGATTTGAAGTCTGGAGCTACAAAGTATATGGAGTTGTTTATTCCGTTCTATAACTTTACATCAATGGACTTCTTATACTGGGTTAAACAGATAGATGAAAATCCTAGAATGCTTCGTTATCTGGAAAGATTATGGGGAGGCTTATCGTGGGATTCAGCCGATATTTCACCTGAGGAGCGTATGGAAAACAAAGCTTTACAGGGTCAGTTGGTACAGGGTAATATTCCTTTAGGTAAGAATGGTATATTCTTTAAGCTTAGACCGTCTTATCTGAGTGCAATGGACCTGATTTATGGTGGTCCAGCTTCGTTATTCTATAACGTGGCAGGTCCTATAAAGCTGTTGATGAAGACTCTTTATAATGAAATGGGTGGCGATGCCGTACATATTTTTGAGGAGTCTGCTATGAAATATAGCCACGACTTGTTAATCAATGATTTGTTTTCACAGGTTCCGTTATTGGGTTCTGTTTACGACAGGCTTTTAACAGCTAAGGAATATCTCATAGACAGGGGTATTTTACCTGCTGATTTTAAGGTGTTTGAAACTGAGTTTAGGGATATAAATTTCAGGGATATAGCGTTCCAGGATTTATTAATCACTACGTTCCCATCAGTTTTTGGTACGATTGACCGATATGGTGAATGGCAGGGATTTCTGGATTTCCAGAAAAGTCTTGAAGAAAAGGGTAAATGGTATGACGTTAATCTTGGTAAGGTGGTAGATATATCTCAGAAGAATACCTTAGGTAAGAATGATACCACAGGTATAGATTTCCATAGCAAGGAAGGCTGGGAGAGATATTGCTGGCTGCGTCTTATTTACGATGGTGTGAGATGGGATAACAATACTCGTCAGTTCGTTGATATTCGGGAATGGAAACGTGAATTGCTGAATAGAGACGACTTAACCTTCGAGGAAGTATGTTATTACAATGAGAAGCTGTTCGGAACTAAATGGGATAATAACCAGATGAAGTTTGTTCAGCCAGACCAGTATATTGAGGGTGGTCTTAATCGTGAAGATTTGAGCTGGGAAGAACTTACAGCTTTACAGTATGCTATCTATGGTAAGGCTTGGAGTCAGGAAGAGCATAAATTTGTAAAAGTGACAGAACCTATGGTTATATATAGGCTGCCTGAAGCTCAGGAAACCAATGATAATCGTAAGCTTATCAGAGAGGACAGCCGTTCAGCGATTATTCCGTGGACACTTGAGGTCTATGCAGCTACTAAACCTAAGAAGACGGATAAGCTGAAGATAGGTAAGAAGTGGGTACTCACAGGGGACCCAGACCACGATGCAGCCGTTTTCGAGGATATTATGAAAAATGGTGTCAGAGATAAGGGTTGGCAAAATTTCAGTTCAGGCAGGGCTGATGGATTCAAGTTTAATGCTCGTAAGATAGGGCAGAGTAAGGGTTATTACACTAAGGAAGACGGTGTTCCTAAACGTCCTCGTGGGTTTAGGAAGAAGCATTCTCTTGTGCCTGAATCTGTCGAGACTTATACGAAAGACTTCTACAGATTCAATTACAAGCTCAATACATTATTCAACTATCAGTATAATTATACGAAACCGTCCGTAGCCAGATTCACTTATCCTATGACAGCTGTTGGTATAATGCAGTATCAGAAAGCACAGAACAGAGAGCTTCCTAAGATACTCAAACAGCCTAATGTGTTCGACCTGCCTCGTATTACGAAGTACGATTACAAAAGGACATTCTTGTTACTGAGAGAAGCCAAACTGAGGCAGTATAAAAGGTAGTAGCTATGAGCTACTACCTTTTAAATTGCTTTCTATATCTCTTTGTATTTCTTCAGGGTATTGTTGAAAAATTTGTTTTTTGTAGTTTCCGTAGACTCTTAGTAAATGTTTTTTTTTGACATAATTTGGTCTGATTAGAAACCAGGGGAGAAACAGTATGCCGTCTATGACTATGAATACTCCGAACAGGATTAAACAAAATCTGAAGAATGCCCAGTCGGTTTTTCTTTCATATTCCTGGGTATATATTGCGTGTGAATTACCACCGATTGGTTCTCCATATCCTTGCATATGCTGATTATTATTTTCATAGTAACCTATAGGAGCTTCAGCCTCAGGGAAATTTGCTAAGGCTCCTGCAATAGGAACCATAGGTGTACTATATGCTAATAACATCATAATTGCTATAGTAACTATTGTAGGGAGTCTCCAAGCTTTTTTTCGAGCTTCTTTGTAAGTCGAATGCCACCATTTAAAGCGACTGGTTTTTTCTACATACTTCTCTATCTGTTCTAATGTTAATCCGTCTATTGTTTTCATTTGATTATTCTCTTATTGTAACTCCGAGGTCGAAATCCTTAGGTCTTTTCTGTTCTATCAGGTTCCAGACCTTGCTATCTTCAATGATTAACTGATTGATAGTAGTCTGGTCTCTCCATATGAAGTAGGAGTGAACCTGCCAGCTTGATTCAAACATAACTGTCAGGAAACCATAAGGAGCATTAAGACCGAAAATCTGCTGTTGCAGCTGAGTGTAATAGTAGGGTGGAATACCATATCTGTTGGCTTTTTCTTCAATAGAAAGTGATTTCTCATCGCCCCAGTTCTGTGGTATATCCTGCCAACCTCTACCCTCAATGTATGTAGCAAGATTTCCTTTATAGTGCTTCTGACCGTACACTGTTACTAATTTAATTTCCGTAGGTATATACTGATAAGTGTTATCCTCATTATACACTTTATCAAGCACACCGTCAAAGTTAAATTTTATATATGGATAATCTTTATGCCTGTACATGTCTGTAGGCTTGATAACTCGTCTTCCCATTATCTGAGCTTTTTTATGAATAATCAGAGGTTCCAGTTCTCGTCCTTTTCTTACTGCTGATTTATCACCTACAGCAAGTTCATCTTCAGTAAGATAATTTCTGCATTTTTCTCTAACCAGTTCAGCTTTGGAAGTATAAGGATTTACTCCTAATACTATTGATGAGTCTGATGTACCTAAGCCGTTCTTACGAAGCAGGGCATATTCCTGGTTAGGGTATTCATCTATATTCTGTATGTCTACTTCCAGGTCAAGTTGAGATAAATCCAATACACCTGCGTTCTCGGATTTATAATCAAATCCTGAAGTGTATTTCTGAGTATCATCGAAAGTGTTATTGTCAATTAAATCATTGATGGTTACTATTTGGCTCATTGATTTTCTCCTTTTCTATTTCACATAAGAATGCTATATTACAGGCAAGGTGGGAGAGGTGGGGTAAACCACTCTCCTCATCATATCCATAAGGGTCTTCCAGATAGGCTAGGAAGTGCCTGTATGCCGCATCTCTGTATCTTTCAGGTTCTACCTGTTTCCAGCTGGTGTTATCACCGTATTTGTTTACACCGTATTCTCTTACAGAAGCTATGGCTTTAATAATTTCTGAAGGTACGAGTGTTAGTCTTAGTTTTCCTGCGTCCGCTTTGATAGTTTGATTGTACATTTCCGTAAGCTCCTTTTAAAGGTATATATTTTTTCTTCTGACGATTCTCATTTTTGCAGATTACATAGTGTAGAGCGTGTCTAAGTGCATCTTTGACATGAGGTGTTTTCAGTTCTATACCTGATTCGGTATGGAATATAGAGTCTCTGTGTCTTGTTAATATGTGTTCCCTGAATAACAGGTCATCGTTCCATCTGGTTTTTACGGCTGCTGCCAGCTGTAATGTGTAAGGCTGGTGCATTTTCCAGCAAGCCCATTGCATTATACCTAGTAGTCGGCAGGTTTCCATCTGGGAATTGGTCTGATTCTTAGCTCTGTCAGCATATAGCACATAGTCTTCCATAATTACCATAAATCCGCCTGTAGTGTATTTTCTATGGTTGAATTTTATAAGTTCTATGTGTGCATTCCAGAAAGCCTCTGGTGAACTGTAATCACAGGCTTTAATAGTACCTACTGCAATAAGCTGTTCCTTGTAATTCATTACTGCCCAGCCTGTAGTACCATTTCCCTCGTTATAGCTGCCAGAGGGGTCTATAGCTAATATATGTTTATATTTCATTGTTTTACTCCTTCACTTGGTACTGTTCTGATTGAGTTATCTATGACGTGTTCTTCAAAGTGATTAGGAAATTCGATAATCAAGTCATGTAACATTTCCGCAAATTCCTCTAATGTCATTCCACCTGTTTTGAGTGTCTGTGAGTAGAATGCGTGATTGAAAGCTATAAGTTCAGTTATTACATCTGTTGTTTCGCCACTTATATTGCATTCTAAGTGTCTTTTACTTACATATGCTCGTATCATTTTATAATCTCCTTTAATTGTTCAATAGTTTCAACTTCCTGTTTGTCAGCCCAGGTTGTAGCTGTGGCTTCCATATCAGCGATTATAGGGACTTTTGTATGTGTCCAGTGCTCCATTATCCTTTTGAATTCAAAAAAGATTTCTGGTGGGTCAGAGGGGTCATATTCCCAACTGAGTTCATCGTGTATCTGCATCTGAAATTTGGTTTTCAGATTGTTCTTTTTCATATAGTTGTACAATTCTATGATTTTCAGCTTCAGGAAATAGGCTGCACTGCCTTGTATGAGCAGATTCTTTAGCTTATGTCCTGATACATTGTAATAACGTACACCGAACAGGTTTTTAGTGTTGCTGTATAACTGAGCACGGTCTTTGCAGTATTCGTGATAAAGTTTGATGCCAGGGAAGGCTGTATAGTAGGCATCATTGATGCGTATACATTCTTCCTTTGTTTTATCAGGAAACATCTGCATAATACGTCCCAGTTCAGCTCCATAGTTCTTGGCGAAGTTTACTCTTTTTCCTATTGTGGACCTGAGAGTGGCAAATTCAGGGTTATCTTTTGTTAGTCCTGTCGCTGCTGTGGTTGTTGCTCCGTGGACATCTACAGGTTCCCAATGCTCTGATGTGTTTTCTTCGTGGTACCATTCTTTATTCCAGTTGCTTATATGTTCTGGATTATTGTAATCGAAAGGTGTTCCGTTGGCATCAATGCATTTATAGGGCATATATGCTCTGCACATATTGAAGTCAGGGTGTCCTATCAGTACCGTATAGAGAGCCTGGAATCTCAGCTCTATCTGAGAATAGTCCAGGTATACCAGAGCTGTATTGGTTTTGATTATTCTTCTTGGGTGGAATAATTCTTCACCGTCTACAGTTTTAATAGGTTTCTTAGGGAACTGTTGGAAGTCACTCGTTACTCGTCCTGATACAGTTCCTACTTGGTTTATGGTAGTGTACAGCCTGTCATTGAATTTCAGTTCTTTCTGAAATCTGATGATATAGGCTGAATACCATTTCTCCAGTGTTCTCAGTTCCTGTAGTACATCTATGAACTGTTTGGCTTCTTCTGATTCAATCTTGTTCTTGAGCAGATTTAATGCTTCATTACCTGTGCTCTGTACTGTCAGATTATATTTATCAGCTAGAATACGTTTAATGGCAGGGTGTTGTCCTACTGTTATTTCTTCTCCAGCCAATTCATAGAAGATTTTCCTTCTGTCCTTGATATACTGCTTGAGTTTCTTTCTTGAGTCTTCAAGGTATTCTTTGTCTGCAAGGAAACCGTAGCGTTCCATTTCATACCAGGGTAGAATACACCTGTTTTCTATTTCTATGCCTGTTTCCTGATGCCTGTTTGTTATAATGTGTAGCAGGGAAGCTAGTATCTCTAATGTGTAAACTATATCGTAGTGGGCATAGGTAATCAGATTTTCTCTGTCCAGGTCGTTGTATCTAATCATATCTGATTCAACGATTGACTGAACCTTATGTTTAAGGTATAAGGGCAGGGAATTGAGCCAGTCTATATAAACCTCTTTTATATCATCTGGTAGGTCTTCTACCTCGAAAATACAATCTTTAAACAAGTCATTGATTGTTGATAAGGTAAACGATTTCGTTTTACAGCCTTCAGGTAATCTAGCATTCGATTCATTCAGCATTCGTTTTAACCTGTTGTTATATTCTTTGGCTATCGCAGTTCTTTCTTTGCTTAGCTTATGTTCGTGAAGTTTAGCTTTCGGGTCTATATATCTGGTTGCATATTCCTTTAGACCGAGTGGGGGACCGCCTTCATCTGTATGCAAGGCATCATGAGCATACCTTATATAGAACGCAGTATCTGTTAAATTTTTACCCTCATAAGGGAAGCCTATATTGGCTATCATATGAAGGTCAAATTTTACGTTTTGTCCTGCGTATATCTGTAGTTGTGTTGCGGTCTGATTCCAATAGGTCAATGCCTGTTTTGCCAGTTCTGGGGTACATTCCAGGTCTATTGCAAATGTGAAGCCTCTCATTTTCTCAGGTTCCAGGAATCCGAACTGAAAGAGAAACGGTTTACAATTGACTATGTGTAAACCGTCTGTTTCAGTATCAAAAGCTCCTATAGTAGGTTTTACCTGGTCCACGATGTTCCTTAATCTTGTGAAATCATCATAGGTAGAAATTGTTAGCATCTCCCATTGGTATTTCAACATTTAATTCACCTACCTTAGGTACATATGTTTTGCGTTCTATCTTGCTTAGTCCCATTCTGAATCGTTCTGTTGGTATAATCTCGTGATTGTTGTATTTGATGAAAAGGGTCTTCGTTAGTGCATTTAAGGTCTTGTTCAGGTCATCTGAATTCATACCTGTTACAGCGGTCAATATCTTTCGATTTGTAGTGCTGCACTGTTCTAGCTGAAGTATTAGCTGAGGACTCTTATCATACAGATTCTGTAGTGCTGCTATACCTTCGTCATCAATTGTAGAATACTGTTTCTCATAGTTGATAAACTCCTTTAGTTTGAAGGTCGGATTATCATATAAGTTGACTAAGAAGTTTTCTGCAAAGTCCACATGTTCTTTCTTTACTACTATGTTCTCGTATGTTTCATCTGTACTGCAAACGTATCCAGCTATAGCGATAGCCAGACGGCTAATCTTTTTCCAGGCTTCCGTACCGAATATCTTAATATGTCCTTCATAGGTCTTATTAAGCCTGTTCGATACTTCGACTATATATAGCTGCACATCTCGTTCTATGACTATCTGCTCTGGTTCTCTGGACCAGACCCAGCGTATTTTATCCTTATAAACCTGCTTAGGGAACGGCTCATCAGGAATCCATAAAGGGTCTATCTGAGCATTTCCTTTGTCAGGCAAGATAACTATCATATCATAACGGGCTATGTCTTCAGCTGTCTCTACAAGGTCTGTAAGTACAGATATTCCGTTAGGGTAGGAAGCTATACTCTGTATACTTCCATTTTTATTCTTAGGGTTTGTTAAAGTAATCATTCTAACCATAGCAGGGAGTGCTATAGTTCCTGCAACTCTTGTTATACGGACTTCATTTGATGAACGTATATCAGTGAGTTCAGTGATTACTGAGTTATTTGATTTACCAAATTCCTCGAATATTATCAAGCCTCTGTGGTTTTGAGGTATGATACCAGCTCTTGTCTGATAGCCTGTAGGAGTCTTATTACTGCCTCCTACAAGCCCTGGAATTGTAGCTGAGTTACCTGCGAGACTGGTGAAAGTACCTAGTTCATATAACTGACGTAAACAGTCTGCTGTAGATGATTTCCCTGTTCTGGATTCACCTACAATAATTGTGTCGAGGTAGGCTCTTATATTCTTAAAGTTTCCGAAGTTGAACTGTAAGGGAGTATTGTATGCGAAATCAATAGCTTGTATAAGCGTATTTATTCCGTTATATCCAAGTAAGCCTTTGACCTTTTCAGTCAGACAGTTTATTTTGTCAGTTAAATCACCAGGTATCTCCTGTATAGTCTTCAGAGAATGTTTTACCTCATCAGTCAGTTCAAAGTTTGTTACAGAGTCATTAGCCTGTTCAGCATTCATTATGAGCATTATCAGCTGTTGTCCCTTATAAGGGTGGGGAACAAGTTTATATGTAATCATATATTTCTGTCCTGATTCTAGCTTTTGCTCTATAGCGTATGCTGTGTATTCCATAGGCTGTGTATTCTTTACGTCTGTAGTTTCGTACATATCTGTCAGATAACATTTAAAGACGGTAGTGTGTTTCAGTACATTTAGGGATATATAGCTTTCTTTTTGCAGGATATGCAATATATCTCTGTAGTTCTTTTTGATAGTATCTTCTTTGAAATTGTTATCTATCATATGTAGAATATCCTGTACATTGTTTTCGTCCAGTATCCACTCTCTATAGTCACCTTCCTGCATCATATCTCCGTCTTTGGGAGGTTTGATTTTTTCAGCGAATATATGAGTAGGGCAGGAGAATGTAGTTTCTGAAATAGCTACTATTTGTACATTACTTTTTACCATTTTGCCTGTGTATTTAGGGCTGCTGGCAGTAAGTAAATCCAGTATAGGATAATTCTTAATGACTTCTTCCTGACCGTCATACCATTCAGTGGCTTCGATATAATTGATTAGGTCTTCCTTAGTCTTGTTGTATTTCGTAAAGAAGTCAGTTATATCTTCCTTATGTTCCAGGCATTCGTGGAAGTTGGTTACTACTTTTATATGGTTCGTGTATTTCTTTAAATGACCTGCTAGTTTGTGTGCTCCTTTTTTACCTGTATCATCGTTATCATATACTATAGCAACGTGCCTGCCTTTGAAGTATGTGTTCTGGCAGGGTAGGGCAGATTCACCGCCTGTTATTGTTATAGCATTGAATCCGTGAGTACGAGCTATTGCCATATCTTTTTCACCTGCACAGATTAATGTTACTCTTTCCAAAGGGGTATTTATCCATTCGTCAAAAGGTATTATTAATCCTGAAGGGCAGTTTAAACGTGATTTGATTTTAGGGTTTCCACCTGGGTTGTACTGTCGTATATCCAAGAGATGGTTGTACATAAATACAGGAAAAGCTATAATGTCTTCTGAGAATTCGGGTGTTTTAATATGAAGTTCTTTTATTACCTGTTCTGATATTCCCAGTCCTTTAGCTCTGTCAATTGAGGCTTGTGTCAGGGTTTCTTTATCCCATTCATGTATTGTCTCCTCTGAAGCAAAGCATCTCTGTATCTTTCTGGCTGTGTTTGCATTACAATCCAATAACTTTTGAATCATAGTTATTTCACTGCCAGATGCTCCGCAAACCTTACAGTGGAATAGGTTTTCAACTGTGTTTACATGAGCTGATGGGTGATTTTCATAGTAAGGTAATCCTGTTTCTGTATGATGAGTGAAGGGGCAGCATACAGCTACCTCCGTTTTATCACTCACTATATCAAAATACTCAGTTAGGAAACTCATATTAATACTGAGACATTGCTGCTGGTTGTGCTGTAGGAGCTTCTACAGGTGCTGTTGCAGTGTCAGCTGTAAATGGCAGGTCTTCTTCTATAAAAGGCTTTTCATAAGGATAGAAAATCTCTCCTGCATTTACATCTACTATGCTTCTCTGTGGTTCCTTACCGTCTTTGGTATCTTCAGGTGTTATGTCTACCATAAGCTTCTTATTGACAATCATCTTTGTCAGGTCTTTAAGTTCAAAATCTCCTGTGATAGGCAGACCTAAAGCAGTTATTAATCTGCTTAACTGATAACGTGGCAGAGGGGAATCTGATTCAGTCAGGATAGCCCATAGCTTACCCATTCCTGAGCCAGATGAAGGGTCTACAATGTCCATTTCCATATTGAGATATGGTGGCTTTGTTTCGTCTTTTCCCTGTTTCATATCTGCTTTAACGATTGTTGCACAATACTGTCCTGTAGGAATTACGCTTCCACGAGCAGGTTTTTCTGTTGGTAGTGAATTGAAATTAATACTCATTACTGTATACCTCCTTTAATAGCCATAGCGATAGCATTATGACAAGCCTGTATCTGTTCTCCTATGAACTTCAGTTTTGTCAGGTAGTAATTTTCCATAGAATTATACTGGGCTTCAACACTTCTTAATTTTTCAAATGCCATTTCACAGTTGTTTTTAAGGCTCTGATTCTTATTAAGCTGTTCAGTGTTTTCCTCTTTGAGAGCTTTAATAAGATGTTCTTTTTCCTTATCAGTCAGTTTGCTGATAGGGAGTTCTTTGATTTCCTCTAGTTCTCTAGCTTTTGGAACCTTCTTTTTCTTTACAGGCTTTGCAGAAATTGATTCTTTCATTTCTTCTACTACGGATAACTCTGGTTTTGTTACAGTTTTCTCCGATAATGCTGATGCAGTTGTTGCTATAGCAGTATCGAGTAGATCCTCTTCTGGTAATGTTGGTGTAACAGCTTCAATAATTTCTTCTGGTCTTAAACTTTCCATAATCTTATCTCCTTTAATCTACTGTTAATTTAATGAAAATAGGTTTTAATATGTCTAAAGGCATCTCTGTAAGTGGTACGCCTTTAAAGCCTGCATCGGTTTTTAATACTTCCCAGATTGCTACTGCATTCTTGTGAGTATCAAGGTAATCTGTAATACCCTTTATATAATCCTGTCTCTGCTGTTCAAGGATTTCCTCTGGTGAGGTTCCTTCTTCAAGGTAATCTGCAATCTGCTGACAAAGAGTAGGGGTGAACTCGTATACTTCACCTTCCTTTAAAATTGCATATCTTGATTTGATTATTCTTGCCTTCGGGTGTACGATTTCTTTGTCCACGGCTCTACCAGGGGATACCATTGAAACAACAAGGTCAGGTTCATATTTGATGTCAGCCTGCATAATCTCCTGTTCTCCGAGAGATGTGAGTATTGTTTTGCCATTGTCATCTTTGTCGTATTCCATTTTCTCTTTTACTCTTACAGTAGAAATTACATGACATCTGTGGTCTCTGAATAGCTGAAACAGTTTCTGTTTCTCATTGACAATCGTATCATCACCCCAGGCTGCATAGCTGTCTCTTTCGTAGCGTTTGTTGCTTTTCTTCAGCTCTGCTACCATGTCGAGAATGCCTCCTTCATAGGTCCAGGCGTGAGATATACTGTCATTGATAACTACACTGGCACCAGCTTCAAGTGCTGCTTTTTTAAATAAGTTGTAGTTACTAGGTTTGTATTTAAGGTCTGGTGTGAATTTGCCGTGTTTGAAATCACTGAAAGGTAGTCCGATGGAGGAGGGGACTCCTACAAATAGATTTACTGAGTTGTTTTCAGTATCTATATCGAATACTTTATCCCAGTTTTTTCCACTCAGGTAATAACCGAGTATTAATGCCAGCCCTGATTTGCCTTTACCTGATAGACCTTCGATTAGGATTGAGGCTTTGGATTTGGCTCTGGTGGCTGTTTCAAATTGAAATAACGGATTTGTCATTTTGCGTTTCTCCTTTCTAAGTATTTTTTATAATTATTAATGATGTCGGTTTCATTTTTCCGCTGCTCTAGGAGTTTGTAGAGTTCCTCGTCAAAAGTCCCTTCTATCATTAATTCTATAACTTTGTGAGCTTTGTGCTTCCTGGCTTCTGTAGATGCTATAAATCTGTCTTCAGCCTGTTCAATAGCACCGATTGGTGGGTATTTATCTGTGAAGATAGTTGTTTCAGCAGCATCTAAGGTCAATGCTTCTTTACCTGCATCTATGTTTATAAGAAACACTTGGAATTTTCCATTCTGGAAGTCTTCTATGAATTCTCCTCGCTGTTTTGTTGTAGTTGAACCAATGAGCAAAGCCCAGGTCGTATCCAGTTTCTCTGCAAGTCTGCATAAATAAGATGTAAACTTTGAGAATATGATAATTTGCTCATCAGCATGTTCGCTTATATAGGAGATAACGTAATTTGTCTTTGGGGAAGCTCCCCTTAAATCCAGTAGACCTGGGTCTAGGCATATTTGTCTGTATCTGATTAGCCTGTCGAGAGTTCCTGTGGTTGTAATATCTCCTGTCCTGTATGTTTCTTCCAGTTCCTTAAGATATTTAACCTGTTCTCTTGTAGGCTGTAGTTTAATTCTTTCGTAAAATTTATCTGGTAGCCAGGGCATTACCTGTTTACGTTTTCGCTGAGTAGAGAATGTTGCAAGAAGTTCCTGCAATTTCTCTGCTTTGCCAGGTTGAAAGTGTTCATAGGTTTTAAATGTTATCGGCTTACCGCCTTGATAAATGGTTTGTTCTTCTATCTCGAAATATTCTTCGAGAAAACTCCAAAACCCACGAAAATCAGAAGGAAACAAAAATCTAAGTATTGAGTATATGTCGTATGGTTTTCCTTGTGCAGGTGTGCCTGTAAGGGCTAACCTGTAGGGAATTCCTGAGGTCTTAAACAGTGCTTTTGCATTCGCTGACTTAGGATTTTTTATCTTATGTGCCTCATCAAGAATTATCTGTTTTGGCTTTTTCTTGAGTATCAGCTGCATAAGTCCTGAGCTTGATTTTGTTTCTTTGAAGGAATCAATGGATATAACTAAACCATTTGTCCAGGTTTCTACAGCTTTCTTTTTCTGAGTAGGGGTACCAATACATACGTTGCAAGGTCTCTGCAACCAGCGTTTGTATTCGTTCTGCCACTGTAAGACTGAGGAAGCTGTGGTTATGATGAGTATGTGTTCATCTAATAGATTTCTTAGTCTTACTGTTTCCAAGGCTGTAGGTGTTTTTCCTGTTCGCTGCTCATTGAAGCAGGCAGAGCAGGGGAGTGATGCCAAAAATGCGGCATCTTCTTTCTGGTAGTCTCGTAGTTTATTCATCAAACATAAACACTCCTTCATCAAGTTTGACTACACCTTTGCTGTTACATTCTCTGGCGTTAGGTGCATTAGCTTGTTCATCATTGAGAGGGACGTGACTGTATATAAACACAGGACCGTCTTTATGTGTGCTTTTCTCGTCCAGTTTCTGTAAGGCTGTTATAAGCTGTGATTGTCCAACTGAACGGGAGTCAGCTGCTTCTGAAACCATTTTGTTGATAGAAGTAGACCTTATAAGGTTCATTTCTGTAGCTATGTAATCTGTGGTTCTGCTATCCATTAGGAACAGCTTCCATATCATAGCGTCCCTTACTTCAGTCTGTTCAGCAAGCTGGTAATGGCTGAGATAAAGAGCTTCTTCTTTAAGTCTTATGAAAATTTCCTTACATTGCTCAAACTGTGCTTTTGTTAGTTGCATTCTGGTAAACCTACTTTCTGAAATTTGTTCCAAACGTCTAAGAGTTTAAGTATATTAGCGTCCTCATCTATGCCCAGTCTTGGAGGATAGTAGCCATATATTTCTGATTTACTCTTGACTATCATCGAAACTGTGGAAGGTTTTAGGTCAAGCTGTTTACATAGGTTGGTCTGTTTAATACCATTCTTTACTGCCAGACATATGATTTCTTCTTTGGTAGGCATATTGCATTGCGTTCCCAAAACTTTACCTGAAGCCTTTTTTACGAGCTTCAGGTCGAAATCTCCGATAGAGTGGAATAATTCTATTGCATTAATCACATCTATCATGTTGTTATTCAGTTGGTATATGTCATAACAAAAGTAGAAGAATTGTATTTCTATCCACCTACGCTTCTCATCTGTTAAAATCATAAGATTCGCAACAGGTAGGGCATACTGGTTTGTCATAACTGATAGGGAGCGTTGCTCCGCATAATTTACATTTTCTATTCTGAGGAGTCAGTAGAACTCCTTCAGCAGTTAGACTGAGAACGATAGGGTCCTCAGGTCTTAATTCAAGTTCTTTTCTGAACTCGATAGGAAGTGTAATTCTTCCTTGATTGTCCAAATATCTTGTGGTTCCTAGTGTCTGCATCTTGCATCTCCTTCAAAATTTGATTAAGTCGTACTAAAGAATTTTGCACTGTGACATGTTGATGATGGAGCAAGGAGGCTGGTCCTGGTCGGGGTAGACTCTGCCTACCTGACTGAAAGGAAGGGTGGCGAGTCTTACCGCCAGGTCCGCCTCAGTTGCGTAGCATCAACATGCCTACATGTGTGATGTGTATCATTGTTTTACTTGAATTGTGAATTGCAAGTCTTTCTTTTGGGGGAAGAAAGTATCCTACGACTCTTATTAGGAGCTTGAGCGGACTCGAACCGCTGACACATCAATTGTATTGATTTCTCTTCCAACTGAGTTACAAGCTCCAGGAGGTACTCTAGGAAATAACTAGAGTACATTAAAAATGACTAAGTCTAATGACTTAGCCAAAAAGGTAAACAAATTTCTTATAGGTTGGGAGAATTTTAGTTACATGTTGGAGAACAATAATGTCATGGTTTGTATCTTGTTGAGTTACTTGAAACTGTTATTGAAGGGGAGTAGTTACTTGTTTTAAAACTATTCCTAAAAACACAAGAATTTGAAGCATAGTTGGATAAATAACTATTCCTAAAATCACAACAGTTTTAAGCATAGTTGTTCAAATTTTTCCTAAAAATTGGTTGCTTTGGTATTTATGCCAAGCACTCTTTTTCGTACCTATATGAAATTGTGTTTATTCCTTTTTGGTGACACTAAGTTTACCACCTTTTTTAGGTGATTGCAAGAAAAAGTTTTCATAACTTTGAAAGCAACATGTAGGAACTGTATCGCACTTTTCTTTCGGGGGGCCGAAAGGAAAAGAGCGATAGGGTGAATACATGTTATGTTTTCTTGTAGTATTTTGTCTTTATTTTACTTAAATTATAAATTGTAAGCCTTCCAAATTGTCAAGGCTTGGATATGCACAAGTGTTGCTACCACAATGGGTTTCACGCTATTACACTGTTCATTTTCCGAGTATCTTTTGGATTTGAAAGTATCCTTATGAAAGCAATTTTTCTTTTATTTATTGGATAGAATACTATCCATTATTGTTGGGTCTACGAGTATCTTTTTTTCGTCTGTGTTGAAAATTTCTTTTGCAGCTTTTTCCTTTACAAGACACCATCTTCCCGTAGGATAATGATTTTCCTGTATAGGTGCCTGGTTTTTTACCAATGGCTTGTCTATAACCTCGATAATGGTTACACCCTGTTCCATTAGCTTTTTACAGTCATCACAGGGCTCATAATTGAGAAGGGTGTGCATTGGTGCTTCGGCATCGTCTGGGAGTTTGCCTAGCAGCACGACTTCATTTTTCTCCTTGCCACAGAAGAAACATATTGGAATTGTTGGGTTTACACCGTGTTTTTGACTTACTCTGATATGTGACATGATAGCCTCCTTTTTATTTCTCTTTCAATATTCATATTGAATTTTTGGTTGTATTTGTGTAAGGTTTTTTCTACAAACCCAGGTTCTATATATCTGAAATGTGCTATTATACCTAAGATTTTGTTCAGTTCTTCATAGGAAGCATCGTCAGGATTGAGAGCAAACTGGTATATCATAGCTCTGAATTTGTTATTTTTCTCGTGACCTTTAGAAATCTGGTTGTCTTTATTCAGGTTTAAACCTAAGTGATAATTACTTCCTGCATTACTGCCGAATGTAGTTTTCTCGTGGTTAATTCTGAATGGTGCGTTGTAATTCTTGAAAATCTGGCTCACTATAGCTGTGATTTCTCTAGGGTCAAATTTTTCTTTGCAAGATATTTCAATATCATCAGCATATCTGGTATATATGAAACGGTGCCTATTATAATTCGTTAAAGCTGTTGTTATATCATAGTCTATAGGAACCATTACGAGATTTGATAATATGGGTGATGTGTATGTACCTTGCGGTAAGCTGTTATTCAGTAAAGAATATTTTATCAGTCCTTCCATAAATTCTTCTGGGAGGAATTTGAAAGGGTAGACCATATTCAGCTGCGTTCTTAGAAATTCTTCATTGATAGATGGGAAGAAGTCTTTCAGGTCTAGTTTCAGGAACCATCTTGATTTGTTTTCCTGGTGTCTTTCAGTGCTTCGTTTTATATCTCTCTGTTTGATATAACCAAATGCTGCATCATGTGCCTGTACTTTTAAGACATCATCTATGATGAATTTATAATGACCCTGAATAGTTCTCAGTATACTGTCAGGGTCTTCAATCTGCCTGCGTTTACTTGGGTCTGTACGTTTTGCAATTGTATAGTAATTGTAATGTTGTGCCAGTTCTTCTGTAGGAATTTCCGCAGGTGGTTTGGTCGCAATGAGTGTTTCATTTGTAGTGCCTTTTATACGTCTGTTGTATAATTGTTTTCCGTATTCTTCAGTGACTATAACAGTTCGTTTTTGTATTTTTATATCTGGTTGTTCAAGGGTTAGGTAAGGATTCAGTAATACCTCTTCAAAGGAAGGTAATGCTATTTCCTGTTTTGATGTAGTAAAGATTGTTAAATACATTATGTTTTCTCCTTTGTACTATTAAAACTTAGAGAGTTCTGGGCTGCCGGCGGATGGATGTGGGTACCCAGGTTTAGTTGTTTTGTTGACATTTCTCTTTCCTTTTTTTTTGTTTTGGACCGTTGTTTTGAAATGTTTGAATTTGAACATTTTTATTTGTGTTATTGGAAATGTTTGTGGATTTATGTTTCGTTTCTGTTCTACCTTTTGGCGTAGGTTCAGGGGAAGCTTGGCTCCTGTAGGTCGCCTGCGGCTATATATTCCGTATCATTGTTTCTCTTTAGTTGTAAACTGAAAGATTTTCATTCTTCGGAGAATGAAAAATATCCTTTTAATAGTTCTGGGGAAGTTACATCTTTAGCATTGCATATGAAAAAGGTTCAAATACTACTACATGTGCTAGTTCATCATTATTTATGTAGTTCATAAAGTTGATGATACCTAGTATTGCAGTTCCTTTTACTACTGGAGCTACTGATAGTTCAAAGCCACAAGCACTTACAGGAGCGTTTGCTTTAGCTTCTTCGTGTGTAAAGTTCAGAGAATTCAGTAGACTTCTTTTATATTTCGTATTTGTCCATTTTACTGCATAGTGCTGACCTTCAAGGAGCGTTGTCCTGAAGTCAAAAACAGCTTCAATATTCAGATTATTGTAGTTGACTTCAACTATCTGTTTTCTTACTTCTACGTTATCTACGCACATAAACACATAGCCTTCCAGTATTTCATCTGTGTATTTGTCCTTGATTGTAGCTTTATGTTTTATTGCAGGATTTATTTCGCTTAATATACCTAATAATGCTTCAGTCTTTTTCATTCCTACATGTTTCTCAGTGTATAACTGGTTTACGATATTATGTGTTTCTACAATATCCATATCCCATAGGATAAACTCTTCAACTCCCTGTCTTGCAAGGAGTTCAGCTACATTGCTACCGATTGAACCGCAGCCAATAATATGGCAAGGTACTTTTACTTTGCTGGGGTCAAAGAATTCTCTGCTTTTATTTAAGTCCATGTTTATTCCTCCTGTGTCCTTTTGCATTGAGTATGAAGTTATCGTAATCTTCCATTTCATCTAGTGCCAGCTGAGAGTCTTTTATTTCAGGGGCAATATATCTAGGGTGTGCGTTGGAACGAATATACTGTACACCTCTGTGAACAGGTTTTTTGCAGTTTTCACTTATCTGTTTATTTGCCCATTCTTTTATGTCATTGCCGTCTGAATCAGCCACTATAATATCAATATCTTTAGTTTCAAAGAGAATGTTGTTTTCATAATCATAGAGTAGGGCACATATTTCTCTCTTTTTGTTCAGGATAAAGAAGATATAGTAATCACCGTCCTGTACATCGTTGAGCAGGTCTTCCTGATACTTGTCATCTATTGCTGAACTGTAGACATTCATATTTACATGTGAATGACCGTGTGCTCTGAGGTCCTCAAAGGCTATGTCCTGGTCCATCATTAATTCGATTAACCATTTAGCATATTCGTCCTGGTCTGTTGTGGTTGATGTTGCACCATTTATCTGAGGGAATAGGACAATGTCATAGACGCTGTAGGTATTTCCGTCTCTGTGTATGAGCATATGCCAGCTGATTTCTACATCACTCTGCATTACCAGTGCGAACATTTTGTCATAGACGTCATTGGTAAAGTAGATTTTAGGTCTTTCGACATCTTTCTGTTTTGGTAGATAGTCGCTTATATTTATTTTTAAGCTTGAAACCTGATTGGTTTTTTCAAGTTTTTCTTTTATGTCTTTTAATATTTCGGAGATATTATTCTCCTTCAGTCTGAGATGTTCCATTTTCTTCCTCCTTTAAAATTTCTGTTATAGCGTTGAAGCTGATGAATTTGTTCGTTTTCTTATCAAAGAACGAAGGTTTATCAGGGTGTTCGTATATATTTTCAATCATATTGTTGATGACGATGGAATCAGTAAAGTTCAAATTTAATACCATTGCAGACATCTGTTCTAAGACTCCCAGATAATCTTTGTGTTTTGCCCAGTCCTGAATTGCATCTATATGGTTTCCGAAGCAGCCATATCTATCAACATGAGGGTGTCTGTAAAATTCGTTTGAGTTACCTATTTCGTATCGGGTTAATACGAAAGTATCCACATTTAGAATTAAGGCACACCTGGTATACATCTGAAAACGGTCGGTTAGGAAAATCTCATATACCTTAGCCTTTTGGGCTGAGTTTGTAGTATCTTTTAGTTTTTGCACTACTGATTTACTGTAGTACAATAGAGGAGCTTCATAATCAAATCTGAGGCTTTGTAAATCTGCTCTGGCTATTTCTGTGATATAAGGTGTCTTTGATAGGTATTTTTTTAATACCTCAGTATCTGTATTTTGTGGATTTAATTCGTAGAATCTAGCACGTTCATTCAGTTCCTGGTATTTTTTGAGAGCGTCTGCATAAAGTCTTCTCATTTCTTCCATATTATCTATATAGTTTTGCATTTTATTCTGTATAGTGTTGAGCTGTCGTTTATCCTGTTCCTCAAAAATTGTAAGATATGTATCTAACAGATAGTTTCTCATTGCCTGTGTTCCTAGTAGTGAAATCAGTATTTCATTTGCAGTGTCCATATCTTCCTGAGCAAATGCATTTAACAGGTTTATTACAGGTTCAATATTTGAGTTTGTTTTATCCTGTATCAGCCGATAAAATAATTGCAATAAAGAAATTACTGTTTTAGGTTTCAGAGGTTCATTTGTCTGGACATTTAGTATTCTTTTTTCTATGAAACTGATACGCAAGATGTGTGCTGTGTTTTGTTTGAGTATCCGGCTTGCAGCTTCTAAATATTCCTCTCCCTCAATTTGAGAACATCTGGAAGTTTCGTAGAAATTCAGATATATAGGTTTTGTTTCGTCTATGTGTCTCGCATAGTAGATGTCGTCCATCATATCAGAAGTAGAGCGTGATTCTGAGTAAACCATTCTTGTATCGATAGCTTTGAGGAGATAAGGTAAATGGAGACATAGCTCTAATAAACGTGTTTCAGCAGGTCCTATATTTTTTATTCGTTTGTTTCTGGTTGGGTAGCTCTTGATAATACCTTTTGATATTAAAGTTTGTATATTGTATTGATAATGTCTGATAATTACTTCATCAGTAATTGATTTGAGCAATCTTTCCATTGGTTTATTCTCCTATATGAATATGACCCTGAGGCATAATACCTCAGAGCCATAAAGTTTTGTTTAACAGCAGCCACCGTCTGATTTTACTATTGAAACCAGGATACAGTCTTCTTTGATGCCTAAGTCGGTGAATGACTTATTTAAGCTTTCTGCGTTAAGTGACTCACCATCTAAGTGAATACCGCCTTTTGAGTAGTCGATGCTTTCTGACTGAAGAACATCTTTGACTGTCCTTGATGGGTCTACTGTTATGTACTTTCTGTTAAGATTTGTTCCGATTAATACCTGTATCATTTTATTGTCCTCCTTTTAATTAATTATACATGGTCTGGTTCGCAAGCTTCATCGCAATCGTTTTCTACTGCAAAAGAGATTTCGGTTCTATCGCAGCCTTCTGAAGTATCTCCTTCGATGTGGATTGAATCCTCAACACTTCTTTCAATCATGTTGATTGTTTCAAGAGCGTCCATTATCTGGTCTTCAACCTTTGATAAGTTATAAAGTGTAATAGCGAATTCGTCCTTGATAAGTTCTCTGTCCGACTTATAGCTTTCATGTGGAAGATTATGCAGCATAATTGTTGTGAATAATCTTCCTTCAGGGTCAGCAGATGGGAATAAGATTCCGTGATTGCTGCAAGAAGCATTACCTTTACCGATTGCGAAAAGTTCATTTCCGTCTTCATCAATCAGCTTACAAGTCTTTGGGCAATACTTCTGAGCCTTTGCAAGTACCTTTTCAGTGATAGTTGATTTAATCTGGAGAGCATCTCCGAGTAATGTGATTTTTGCCATATTCATGACTCCTTTCTTATATATGAAAAATTAAAAAATACACCAAAATAAAAAAACAAACCAATTTAGTCAATTGGCTTGTTCCATTTTATTTTAGGAAATGGTGAAGAAGTTGGTATTTCTTCAGGTGGGGGAGGTACATCTGTATCAGTTAGATGCAGCTCCTTCGGTTTTGGTCCACTTTTAGAAGCATAATTGGTTTTA